AAACTATTAATGCTGATGGTATTAAAAATTTAATAGCAAGAGAAAAAGCTATAGCAATTAGTAAGAATACTAGTGGCGAAATCCCTGAAAATGATTTAAAAAATCTTGATCTTGAAGCAAGCAAAACCAAACTATATAGTATTGGTGCTGATGGAAAGAAAACAGAAATTAGTTCGGAGAATATAAAAAATCCCAAAACAGTACAAGATGTTGAAAAAATAGCGCTTGTTCCAGAAAACTTATTTGAAAATAACGAAAAAAGACAGAGCTATCTTAAAGTTTTGTCTGATTATTTTACTAGTAATAATTTGCCAGAATTTAGTGGAGCTGTCAATAGTTTAAAAACATGGTACGGCGCACAAGATTCTTTACTCAATACATCATTAGATCAGGCTCAACTAGATAATAGATTAAATGCTATTAATGGCGGTGAAGGAGATGCTGTTAAAATTATAGAATCTAAAGCGGATTATGATCCAGCAAATATTTTATTAACTGGAGAAAAGTATGGATCTCTTCCAGATAAAAATAGAATGATAGATTTAATTAAAGTTAGAAAAGAAGAAGCTAAAACTGAAGAAAATAAACAAAAAGCTGAAGACGCTGGAAACTTTGCTACTGGTGGTATGGTTTATGCAAGTGGGGGGAGATTGATCAATTTTCAACCAAGAGGCACAGATACTGTTCCAGCCATGTTGACTCCTGGTGAATTTGTAATAAATAGAGAGTCAACTCAAAAATATAAGCCAGTATTAGAGGCTATAAACAATGGTAATTATAGTAGAGGTGGAATAGTTAATTATCTTAGTAATGGTGGCTATTTGCCACTATACAGAGAAGGCGGAGGAGGAACACCAGCCGGATCCGGTTTCGATTTCACATCTTTTATGAATAATATTGTAGGTTCAGTTGCTAGTAGTATAACACAAGCTTTCGACAAGGCATTATCTGGACTAAAACAATCAAACAATGCTACTAGTGGTGTATCTAATAATAACGCAGATCTTGCTAGTATTGATAATTTTGTTAACAGATTAAACAATATTGCTAATATTCTTAGTAATATTTATATACCTCCACAAATTACTATTACAGGAAAACATGATGTTGTTGTTACAATCAACGGAGACACAGTTTTGAATCAATTACGACCAGATTTAGCTGGAATTGTTATCGCTGGAATAAAAGGTGCTTTTAGAGATCTTAAGGCAAAGAATCCAGAAAATAATACTATTAATTTTGATGTAGATATTAATACAGGCATATTTGAAAATCAATAATATGAATAAAATAACTAAAATTTTTAATAATATAGGTTTTTATTGTTCTATAAATGATAATATCTTTGTGCCAAATAAACCTATTAATGGATATTCCGTATTAGATCAAAATGGAGTTGGATACTATATTCCTTATTTAGTTAGAAATTTTACAGACAATTACAAATGGGAAATTGGGACCGGAGAAATTAAATATCGTGACGGCAATATTGTTGTTGAAAGACTTGAAATATCTAGTTCTTCCAACAATAATAAAAAGGTTAATTTCATAGGCAATCAAAATGAGTTTTATCTGTTTGTAAACAATGTTAATTTTAATAGTAGTTTTAACAATGTTATATTAAAAAATGATCATTTTAATGTAGATAATGTTACTAGTATCTGTTTAGTTGATAATAGTGAAAAAACCATAGACTGTGTTTTACCACCAGCAAACGACGCAAGAAATGTCGTGATTGATGTTAAGGCTTTAAGTTCTAATCATAATGTGAAGGTAAGATGTTGTGCCGGTGAAATATTAGGATCAACAAACGACTCAATCAGATTGGTTTCGGATGGACAGTCCTGGTATGTTATGAATAGTTTTGATGCTACTATTAATTTTGGAACCTTGACCGATGATTCATCTTTTTCGTCTCAGTCTGTTCCTGCTGGCAACGAATATTCTTTTCAGTATAAAGATGGTAACGATTTTGCTGGATCAAATTTATATTGGAGTTCTGGCAACTCTAATAAATTATTATTGGGGGCAGATAACGAAAATAATGCCCACACCATTATCCCCACCTCTGGATCACAACCAACAATTTTTAATCAAGATCTTCAAGCAAGTGATTTTATAGTTTATGGTAGTGGTAATCCTAATCGTAATTTATTTTTCGCTTACGATGGAAGAGTTGGAATAAATATTCCTAGTGGTTCTCGTCCGCAGACTATTTTTCATATTGTTAATACTAGTTGCAGCGAAATTTTACGGCTAGAAAATAGAACAACATGCCAACCGGCTAAATTAACAATTTTTAATAAACCATCAGGATTAGTAAATAATTCGGTTTGTTCTATACTAAATCTAGCTGGTAGAGATTCTGCTGGTAATCAAAAAGATTATGCTACTATCACTAGTATATCAAAAGATGTTTCTAGCGGTTTTGGAGGATTGGATATTAGCATATCTTCTGGTAATATTCAACAAAGCTTGATATCTGGGGATTTAAATAATATAAATATCGGATATTCAGATAATAGAAAATTAAACATAAATAATAGTGATGGATCTATTTCTTTATCTGGCTCTAATATAAACGCAAGAGCTATTAATAACGTATCAATAAATACTAATAATGCTTCTATTGATCTAAATAATAATAATATAGTATTATCTCATACCTCTTTGAATCTAGGTAACGGAACCATAGCTGTTGGAGGAAATACTACCTTTAATAATACTGTTAATGTTGTTAATAACATTAGATTACCAAATATAGCCCCAAGCAGTTTATTGAGTATTGACAGCGATAATAGAATTGTTCCTATTAGTGGTATTAATATTTCTAGTGGTAATATTGTTTTAAATAATGTAGCCTCAAATAAATTTTTAAGCTTAGACGATAACAAAAATATTGTCGGATTATATGATTTAAATGATTATTTCTTAACAGAAAGAGATATCATCTGGAATAAATATGAATCTAGACCAGCAACAATATGTTTAAAGCAAGTAGTTTTTGATCCTGTTGTTCCAGCAGAAGAATTTTCTATCGGAGATCAGATAGAAATACAAACAGATAATATATTTATATATAGAACTATAGAAAATATTGTTTTTGCAGATAATAATATTTCTCAACTTTTATTAGATCAAAATGTAACATCAGAAATTACAAGCAATATTACTATTAAATCTATAACAAAAGGTGGATATTTATTAATACAAAAAAATGTTAGTGGTGCCGTTAGCGACAGCACAAGCAATATCCTTAGCGTTAGACCAAATACCGAAACAGTATTTAATACTGCACAAAAAGATATAAACTTTACAGTTTATGGAACTGATATTAAACCAGCATTAAAAGTTCATGCAAATGTTGGTTCAGTTACTAGAGCTTCTGGAATATACCATATTTTTGCTACAAGAGAAGATACTATCAACCCTATATTGATTAATAGCGTTGGTGCTGGTATTAGTAATACTTTCAGCACAGCTAATTACGCTTACAACCCAACAGACAACCTATTTTCTGCAAGAGTTTCTAATGTAGGATCTAATGGTAAGAGTAGCTATTATGGCACTTATGATCAAAACGGCAATGTTAAAGAATGGCTTGAATCAGAATCATTAGAGGAATTAACACAACAACGATATGTGGCTGGTGGATCATTTGATACTTTGGTCACTAGCGATTCTATAGGATTAAGAAGTATAGAAAGTTTAATAGCTAGTAATAGTTATAATAATGTTGGTTTTAGAGTTGCTAGCTTAACTAATATATCTGACAATTTATCAGCAATTAATTTGAGTTTCATTAATATTACCAATCCAAATAATATAGCAGACACTAGTAGTATTTTGATGAATAATTCATTAACAACTTTAGACAATTTGGGAGTTGTGGATAAAAACTACAGAATATGTGTTAATGAAATTACTAATAATCAATATATGACATTTTTGAATAGTATTGCTACTGGTGTTAACGATCCTGTTACTTCTGGACTTTATGATCCTGGAATGAGCGGAACATTTGGAGGAATAGATAAATTATCTGGTGATATTTCTGTTTCATATTCTATTAAAAATAATATGACTAATAAGCCTGTTAATTTTGTAAGCTATATTAATAGTTTACGTTTTATTAATTGGCTAGAAAATGGAGCACCAAGTAATATTGATCCTAATAATGCTGATGAAATAATAAACCAAGGAGCATATCAAATTTTATTAGCCGGTAGTAACTATTATATCAGTACTAATAAAAACAGAAAATATTTTCTACCATCATTAAATCAATGGCATAAAGCAGCTTATTTCGAATATAAAGAATCTGTTCTGGTTAGTGGATCTCCTGTTGTTACTATAGGAACAGAAGACCCTTATATAGTAGCCACAGAAAAATTAGCAGATATTGGAGGACTATCAACAGAGATAACGCAAAATCCAAGACAAACATTAGCTAATTTAACAGTTAGTGGTTGGTTAGTGGTTGATAAAATTGTTGTTAGAGATGGAACTTTACGATCTAGATTACCTGATGGTTTTGAAGATCCAGAAAATCCTGATTCTGAAGATGAAGATTTTGGAAGCGAACAAAGTGTTGGTTCTGGATTATCTCCACCTCCGACAGGAGAATCTAAAAAAAATACATATTGGAATCCATCTAGCACAGTTATGCCAAGACTTGATGGTGTTTATGGAGAAAAAACACCACCTTTAATTCCCGATGGTACAGAAGAGATGTCTGATTTATCTTGTGATGATGATGAACTAATTGCTAACAATAATGTGCCTTTCTGGTGTGAGCCTAACGGAAAAGAAAAAGGTCCTAGATTTTATCCATAAGGAATAATATAAAATGTTGTGGTATAATATACTAAATCCAAGAGAATGGCCAGGAGTTAATATTAAAAGTGGTAACAATAAAATAGATGGAGTATATTCCAATCTTTTAAGTAGTAATCATGTTAGTTTTGCTGCTAGCGGAAGCATGTTTTTAGTAGCAAATAGCGGTATTAAATTAATAAGTCCATCGTTTGTTGATACTAGTGGATTTAGAGCAAATAGGATTTTATCAGAAAATTATTTTAAAATAGATAATATAGGAAATATTATTCCGCTATACTCTGGAGCTAACAACGGTCTTTTATTAAAACTAGATGACAATACCGCCTATTCTACAAATATTATCTCCTACGATAGTGAAGAAGATGTACTAAGATTTCCTTCTGCTTCACCAGGAGCTGTATTATACTCAAAATCTCCTAATAAAGAAATAGCATCTTACGACAACATACTACTAAACCCGCCGTCTACTCAACAAGATGCGTCTATAGTATTAAGCGCTAAGGTTTTTGCTAATAGTGGCATAAACTTAGGACCAAATAATAATCTAGATAGCTATAAAGGATTTATATTAACGCATGATGGTTCTGGAAATGTTGCGCAATGGAGACCAGCAACATATTTGAGAGAAAATTATGATACTCAATTAGCTTTTGATGGTTTAGAAAGAATAGGTATTAATTGGATAAGATATCCTAAAAGACCAGCAATATTGTCTAATGGAAAAATATACTTTTATAAAATCGATAGATCATGGTCTCCATATGGAGTTTTTTCTAGTCTAGATCAAATCAAAGAAGAATTAGGATCCGGCGAAGATACTCTTTGTGTCGAAACGGTCAAAGGAGATGTTGTTGTTGGATACACTAAATTTGCTTTCGTAGAAAAAGCAGCTAGTCAACAAACCATAGACACTGGATTTCAAAATTTTGACAATAGAATAGATCCAGATGCTAGAATAGTAGATCCAGACAATACTAATCCCAATGAAACTGATGCTGCTTGCTGGGCTATAGATATAGCTCCAGAAAATCCTAATGGAATTCCAGATAGATCGCCCGGCGGTCCCACCAATGTTTTTGTGTTTTCTGTTACTAAGGGTGCTTATTTCCCGATGCAACTAGAATCAGAAGCAACAGGACCCATAACATTAAGGCATAATGATAATAATATTTTGTCCGAAATAGTACAAAATAAAGACGATGGAACAGAATTAGACAATGCTATTCAGGTAAATCTTACATTTAAGCCCAGTACTGCAAATAATATTAGTGTTAGACCAAATATTCATACGGCTTTTAATATGTTGGGAGAAAATATAGATTTTGTAATTTATGGCAAAGAAAATACTTTATTCAATAATTATAGTTCGGTTTTTAATTTAAATGAAAATTTTATCCCACAAGGCTTGGTACCGGTCTTTAAGATAGATGCTACTATACCTAATAGTATAAGTGGGTCTCCAACTGGGATTTTTTATAGTAAATTTACAGATAGAGAAAAAACAAAACCCATAGGATGGAATTTTGACTATAGTGGTAAAGTATGTATAAAAACTCATGATTCTTATGTCATGTCTTCTTTGCCAAGTGGAACAGGATTGTTAAATTCTTATGCTGACTTAACAGTAGATGGATATACATATAGTAAAGGACTAATAACAGAAGATATTTTTCTTAAGCCAATACCATCTTCGGACAATACTGGTAAATATGTTAGAAATGCATTACTTACTATAAATAATGAAGGACAAATTATTTCCAGAACTCCTAGAGTAAACCCTACCGTTCCAGATGCTCCTTCTGGTGTTGTTGGTATAAATAATGGATATGGCGGAATGGGAAACAATGAATATTCGATACAGTGGACACCTCCAGAAAATGATGGTAGATCCAAAATTATCAATTATATTATTCAATTTTCTTCTAATAACGGAGAAAACTGGACAAATCTTCCTACAGATACTATAGATGTATTGAAAGGATTTCCATCACAAACATCAGCAACAATTTTTCAATTACCAGTATCATCCATATTCAGAGTAGCAGCCCAAAATGGTGTTGGTATAGGCGCTTATTCAGAAGCTACAGAGAATACTTTTGTTAGCAATACAGGATTGCCACAATTACCTACAAATTTTACAGCAACAAGAAATATAGATAGTTTAGATTTATCAGATATTTCTTTTTCTTGGTCTGCTAGCAATTCATGGGGATCATATGCTCCTAGTGGATATTTAATAGAAGAATCAACAGACAATGGACAAATATGGTTTAATATTGCCTTTTTGGAATCAAATATACTATCTTATAATGAAACAGGATTAGATGGGGTAACTAATTATTTATATAGAATAAGCGCTATCAATACTAATAATGGAAAAAGCGCATATAATTATGTATATTCTACCGGACTATTATTGATCGATCAAGACCTAGAAGAAGAAGAAAACAAGAGACAAGAAGAACTTAGTAATTTTGATTTTGGTCAAATTTTATTCACAGGAATATGTAGCATATAGGAGTTTAAGTTATGAAATTATTGTTAAAAAGACATCCACCAGAAGGAATTGTTTTAACACCAGAACAAGAAAACGCTTTTCCTTCTGTAGATCAGCTAGATGTAGGAGAGCTTGTAATTAATGCTGTCACTGGTAAACTTTATACCAAATTATTAGATGGTAGTGTTGTTGAATTTGTTAGTCAAAAAATATGCTTTGATCCTATTCCCGAAATATTATTTTTTTATGAGAATAATCCGATATCGCCTCCTAGTTATTTGGTTAATAATTTTTGTTGCGCTGGAGGATTATTTACTATAGTTGTTGATAAATTAAAACCATCGCCAGCCGATTATTCTTTTAATTTGACAGAATTAACAAACAATACTGTTAAAGAAAATATATCATTATCACCCCCAAGCTATACAACATATTCTGTTACACAAAATGACGAATCTATTATTTATAGAAAAGCGACCATACCAGCCAGTATATCTATCACAGATACAAACTATAATAATATTAGTTTATTTCAATTTAGTGTTTCTGATAATATAACAGGAAGAATAGTTCGTGGTGGTGAAAGAATATTAACCATTAAATGCTTAGAAGGTAATTAATGAGCACAACAGAATCACAAGATCTAAAAAGAATAACAGTTTCGTTAGAGGAGGGAGACAAAGGTTTTCTACTAACATTTCCTCCGCCTCCATCAGGGTCTGTGGCCATAAAAGATCGATACGTTTTTGAATTTGATACTGTGTTTAAACTACCATTAGATCCACAATCCACAATTATTTTTAATCCTGATAACGACAATAATCCTTCAAAAGAAAGATACCTACAATCTTCTGTTGAGATTAGCCCACAAATTGGCATAGCTATTAAATCTATACATAAAGCAGAAACACAAACATTGGTTAGATTACAAATTAAAGATATATATAATAATGTATTATACACAGACTATATCTTAGTTATATGTTCTCCTCAAAGAACTTTCACTTTAAGGGGATCTATTATTGCTGGATCGAGTATAGAAGGAATAGGCAATAATAATGGCCGTATACTAAGAATAGATACTGGAGAAGATTCTATCAACACAGCATCTCAAATTTTAACAAGAATGAGGGTTACTGGGCCAGGAATACCAACAGATACTATAGTGACAGTGGGCTCTTTTAAAGACGATAATAGATCAGATGTTGAATTATTACCATTTTTTATTCTGGCTGGAGCAGGAGTTAATGATACTGCTAGAGGACTGTATACCTTCACACAAATTTCGTCATGTCCGTCACCAGAAGATTTAAAAGAAATACAATTCAATAATAGATTTTTGGTATTGGATAAAAATAATAATTGGTCTTATTTTTTTAGAGAAAAATTAGTTGCTCAATTTATTCCAAAAACAAATATTAGTAATTATGAAGAAATAGCCATTTTGTTAGAAATTAAAAATTTTGACGCTTTAATAAGAGAAAACTCATTTTCAAATATACCAAATATATCACTGGTATTAGCTGGAGGCAGAGTCATTGGTGATAGTTTCTGCATAGAGGAATTTTAATTGGTGTATTATATAGTAAAATAATATTATTTTATGGATTTTCTATGATCATAGATAAAAAATTTACACTAATAACATATGTTGGGTCCAAACCATTAAATTTAATGGCAAAAGACGCAGACATAGCAAGCGACCCTGTAAAAAATAATGAGTGGGATAGACTGATGCAGTCTATAGACACCATATATGGTAGTCAAAATATTGATGATACCATACCGGTTTTTTGGACCAGAAGATTTTCTATCAACGATAGATTTGGGAATACTTCCTATAGATATGCCGCTCATCCAGAAAGTACATTAAAACAATTGGATTCTAAAATAGCATATTATTGTATATTAAGAGATACATCTTTAGCCCCCATAAGAATACCAGCACATGGCACTTTGGTATTAGGATACTCTGATGATACTGATCTTCCATACGTTTTTCCACCATTAGAAGATTCTACATTAGATAAAGAATCTTTTAAATATTCTTTTAAACCACAAATTATTAATCTTAAGCCTTTTGAAACCTATACCTATATTTGGAAAGTAATATCTAGTAATTGGCCAGTTGCAACAAATGCTATATCTGGCATACTAAAACCAGCATCTCCCACAGGCACCATTAATACTACTATGGCATTTTGTCCTACAACAGGATTATGCTCAGACAAAACACTTAGCTATACACTACCAGGAGAATGTTCACTAGAGACTTTGGATAATCCATATATTACTTTGCAGTTATCAATAACATCATCATCTGCATCTATTTCGGCCGAATCTCTTAGTGATCCATTTACTATTACTTGTGATGACTGTTTACCAAAACCCAAAATTTTTATAGAAAGTATTAGCAATACAAATGTAGTTGAGCCAGAATCAGACGACGCCCCTACTCCATATTTTGATTTTAAGCTTAATTTTAATAATTTAGAAATGGATCAAGAATATTCTTACAGTATTAATACTGTTTATTCTGAGTGGCCGATTGTTTTTAGTTCACCTGTTAGTGGATCTTTTGTTGTAAAATCTTCTAGTCCACCTCCTGTGTTTGGTAAACTATTCTTTTGTCCAGCAACTGGTTTGTGTATACCGAATAGTGATAATATTCCCAATTACACTATACCAAACTATCCTAAATTTTTGACCAGCGATTTTGTTCATAATATAACTTTGCAAGCCTCATTAACTTATACTAATAATTGTATTAATTCTGTATTTAATAGCGATCTAACAACAATAACATATAAAAAATCATGATATCTAATACTACAAATAAAGATCAACCAAATAATTATGCATCGCTATCAAATACCTCTTATATCAAAGAGGCTAAATTTTCAATCAATAAGTTGATTAAAACTTTAGAATATGAGTATGAGATAGAAGTAGATGGAACTCCTGGTAATTGGCCTGTTGTTGCTATTCCTAAAAGCGGTAATTTTATAGCTGATAGTCGAAGTAGAGAAATTGATGCAAGAATAATATTCTGTCCAAACACTGGAATATGCAATGAAAATAATCCTGATGTTTTGCCATATAATTTAGATTATAGTTGTGGATTTAAAAACAAAGATTTATTATTTACTAATTTAAGATTAAAAGTTAATGAAAAGGGATCCTCAGATTTTTCATACAGCCCAATACAACACATAGAATGTTCAGATTGCTTAACTTCTTCTGTGGCTTCTTTTTCTGGAAATACAAATCTAAATGAGTCCACAAAAAATACCACTAAAATAACAACCAATTTATCAAATCTATTACCTGGACAACATTACTTTTGGAGTTTTGGAAAACAGGCTTCTAACTGGCCAGTTACAGTTTATCCTTCTAGTGGCTCTTTTATTTCTCCAGATACTTCTTACAGTATAGATACTATCATTACTTTCTGTAAGGATACTAGTGGTTGTTCCGGATCTCCAGGCTATCTATCACACACGCAAGATCACTTATCCGATCTGCATAAATACATTAATCTTAATTTTACAATCAATAATAGCGAACATTGTTATTTTGATGATGCTGATTATAATCTTAATATATATTGTGACGACTGTATACTTCCAACAACAATAACTAATTTTGATAATACTATCAATGATGATGAAATTATAATGCTTTCTGGAGCTATTTCAGAATTGGTTCCTAATAGATCCTATTCTTATATTTTTGAGTCTTTGGGTGGCAACTACCCATTGATTGTGCAAAATATTTCGGGATCTTTTATAGCAGAGAATACCGATGAGAGCATAGTTACAAATGCCAAGTTTTGCTGTCCTTCTGGATCCTGCTCTGGAACAATATTTCCAAAAACACATTCTTCTTTTGTGGATAATATCTTATTTCAGAATGTTAAGTTAACATTGACAGATAATCTTTCCAATACTAGTAAATATAAAAGTACAAAAGTAGAACAAAAAAAACTGGATCCATTTTTTGTTGTTCCATCTAATATTACTCTTTCCGAAGAGAGCAGAGGTTGTACTAAACTAAATGTCTCATTGAACGATTGCTTAAAAGATCATACATATTATTACTCTTATAAAATTAAAGATAGTAATTGGCCAGTATATTTAGATAATATTTCCGGTGTTATCTCGAATGTTTCTGGAACAATTGATATTGGTTCTAATCTAACATTTTGTGCTTCTTCTGGATTATGTTCGGGCTTGTCTGGGGTATTTGATTCTACCAAATCAGAAGCACGTAAAATAGATAATTATTGTTTTAATCAAAAATATGTTTCTTTATATTTAGAAGTTATTCCAAATTGCTATCCTAACGATATGGTTTTTTCTAGTGACACAATAATAGTGTATTGTGAAAATTGCTTAGGTTCGCCATCCATCACAGCTGTTAAACAAGATTAAAAGGAATAAATAGATGTTATTACAATCTTTTAGTTATAATTTATCTGGAATTATTCCTTATGAAAATTATATTTATGAAATAGAAAATATAAATGCTAATTGGCCAGTTAAAATATTGCCTTTAAGTGGTATTATTAATTCGCCAACAAATAATGCTACTATAGATAGCAAAATTATTTTTTGTGAAAATTTAAATTCTTGTTCCGGATATATGAGCTATAGTAATGATTTGTATCAGCTAGGAGAGGATCCTTTTATTGATTTGAGAGTAAAATTAACAGCTGATAGTTTAGACTATCCTATATATAGTGATCTTACATCTATTGTTTGTTCGGGATGTTTTGTTGTTCCTTCTATAAATATAAATCCTAATACAATAAGTTTAGAAGATAATAATTCTACTGAATTAGCTATAACATTTAATAATTTAAAACCATATACAGAATATTTTTATGTTTTTAATGATGTAAATTCTAATTATCCAGTATCTTTAACGAATATTCCTAAAAGTGGTTCTTTTATATCTGATTCTACAGATAGCTATGATCTTCGAGCAAATTTAGTATTCTGTTATTATGAAGATTGTTCGTCTCCAACTTTTGGTTCTGGAAACATACAGAAAATAGAACAACAACAATGTGAAAAATATTATAGTAATTTTAATTTGTCTTTAACCTCAAACTATTTGATTTCTTCTATCGTTAGTGATACGACAACATTGGAATGTGATAATTGTTTACCAAAAACAACAATTTCTACACCAACACTCGTTATCTTAAATGATGCATCTAATAAATATTCTTTAACTGGCACTTTTGATGGATTAAAACCATATAATAGATACGAATATTCTATATTATTTAAAGAAGCAAATCATAGAGTTTCTTTTAGTAATATAAGTGGTTATTTTTATACGAAAAATGAAACTAATAAAAATATTGAAACCACACTAGCGTTTTGTGAAAGTTCAGGACTGTGCGAATATGATAATAATTTAGGAGATATTATAGATTATGATTGTGTAAAGAAAAAGTTTATAGAATTTAGTATACAATTAGACTCTGATTGTTTAGACAATAGTATTATGGGAGATATGGTAAGAGTTGATTGTGATAACTGTTTGCCAATGGTGAGTGTATCCCTACCAACAAGTATTAATACTTTAACATCAACAAATTTAATATCAATAACAGGTCTAGTTTCAGGACTTAAACCTTTTCAAAGCTATAGTTATTATTTTACAGGAGATAACAACTGGCCAATTGTATTAGATAATATCTCTGGTTCTTTTACTCCTAAAACAACTAGCTCAAGTATAGTTACTAAGCTTTTATTTTGTTCTCCATCAGGATCTTGTTCTAATGAAAACGGATTATTATCATATCAGCCTAGCACACCAGCACAAAAAGCAATAAATAATAATTTCTTATATGGGAAATTAAAACTTAATGTTAAATCATTAAATTGTAGCGATATAGAATACTCAAGTAATACATACAATATAAATTGTGACGACTGCTTACCATGTTTAACTTATGCTAATGCTGTTATTAGCGGATCTCCAACAATCATATTAGACGATGGATGTTGTGTTGGACAACAGTTATTAACTGTTAATATAACTAATGCTATTCCCGGAGATCAGTATATTTACGAATTTAGTACTAGTAGTGGGGTTGGAATAAATAGTATAGTATTTAATCCAGTTTCTGGAGAAATGTATTTTGGTAGCGGTGGGGCTGGAACAATTAATACTATTTGTAGCGTTGATCTTGCTGATTATTCCCAAACATTAATTAATTTTGAATTAACTAATACAAATACTAATTTTAAAGTTTTCGATACTGTTGGTTTAGTGTGTAATACAGGATCCTGCTATTAGGACAAAACTGATGAGTGAAAATGCATTATATACAACAGATGTTATTAAAGCTCAATTACAGGACTTAGTAGTTTGTCATGACTATAGAGTTTTTTATAAGTTGCATTACTCTAATAAAAATTTTACTGCTTATTTGGACAAAGAAACTCTAGATTTTACAGCTAATAACACTATTCAAAATATTTTTGTGGTTTTGACTAAAGATGTTAATATTAAAAATGTTTTGTTAGAAATTAAAGCTATAGATCTAACAAATGGATCAGCTCTAATCCATAGTAGTTTTGTTAATTGTGATAATTTTGATAAGTGTGAGAATCCTTATCCAAGCCCAACCCCGAGTAATACTGTGACTCCAACCAATAGTGTTACCCCCACTGTTACACCGACCAACACCGTAACACCATCGGTCTCACCAACTAACACAGTTACCGCAAGTGTAACACCAACTATAACCCCAACAAATACCGTAACTCCGTCGGTTTCTCCAACAAATACCGTAACTCCGTCGGTTTCTCCAACAAATACCGTAACTCCGTCGGTTTCTCCAACAAATACTGTCACCCCAACCGTAACACCAACAATAACTCCTACCAAGAGCATAACACCAACTAATACAAGAACTCCTACCGTTACTCCTAGTATTAGTGTTTCTAGGACTCCTACTAGAACTCCGACACCAACCCCAACTAGCTTTGTTTCCAGACAATTTAGATCGATAGGAATTAACTCTTCTGGATCTCATATGATGGCTACAGAAATAACAAGCTTTGGAGCTACCCTGTATAAGTTTTGGGCGTCAACAGATTTTGGAGCCACTTGGTCTTTAAGGTCTGGTACAATATATAGCGAGTATGTGGAATTTTTTGGTTCTGAATTTTTTGGATCATCACTACTATCATTTTCTGGAATATCAACTATAAATTTAGTTAGCACATATAATCTGTCGGATTCTAGAAAGTTTTATTTTAGCGATGATAATAATAGCAGTCTAGCAGAAAGAGCATTTGCTGATCGTTTTCAAGATGTTTCTGGTAGTTCAGATTTATCTAAATTGATTACTTGTGTTCCTAATGGTTTTATATATACTAGTACAAATACCGGTGTCACTTGGACACTAAGAGATAACAATCGAAATTGGATTAGTGTTGCTAGTAATAATGATGGTACAAAATATATAGCAGCTGTAGATAATGGTTATTTATATATTAGCAACGATGGCGGTGTGTCGTGGTCATTAACTAATAGTATAAGAAATTGGAAAAAGGTAGCTAGCAGCTTTGATGGTAATATTTTAGCGGCAGTAGCCAGTAATGATAATATCTATATTAGCAATGACGGCGGTACTAGCTGGACATCAAGAGAGTCACAAAGAGCTTGGGGTGATATTGCTATGAATAATAGTGGCGTAGTTATTGCAGCAATACCTTCTACCGCCTCCGGAGTTTCTGCGCAAATATATATTAGTACTAATAGTGGGACCTCTTGGACAGCAAGAGGACCAACAAAAACTTGGCGCGGTATAAAAGTATCTAGAAGTTCCTCAACAACACATATGTTAGCATACACAAAAGACGAAATATATATATCGAATGACGATGGGACAACATGGACCAGAAAACTTTAATTTAAAGATATGATTTATAATCAATTAAATTTACAGAATCAGGATTTTGTTAATCAGAGTATAGGGAACTCTCCAAAAATTATTGTAGAATACAATGGAACAGGTATTCATACCATAACAGGTCCTGTTCCTGTTGTTGATATAAGCTATAGTTTTAATAACAATAACAATAATTTACCAGAAAATATTACTACTAGTATTAATTTAAATGGTAAAATTTTAAGACACCCAGAAGCTGGAAATATAGTTGGTGTTGATAGCAATATGAGTATGCCAGGATTTAGTGGTATAATAGCAGGAGTTAGTGGATTAAAAACATTATTTAACAGTTGTCCATATGGTACTCTAAAATTTAGATGCGACAATAATACTTTATATGAGATCAGTGGACTAAGAGTTACTAATATACAATTTAATAACACCGAAGACAATTGGGTTCAAACAGCAGATTATAGCATTTCCCTTGAGGTTACTAATAGTTTGTTTAGCGGAACCGGATCAGATCTTATAGAGCAATATGTCACTGATCGGTCTGATACCTGGAACATAGAACCTGTTGATGATGCTACCTATGTTAATTTTAATAGATCGGTAACTAATAAGTTTGAATACAGCAATCCAAAACTGAATAGAATTAATCAGACACCAACCAATACTGTTACAGAAAATAATGATCTTAAAATTATTAATATTCCTCAATTTAGAATAACACGAAGATTATCGGCGAAAGGACTATTGCCCGATAAAAACCAAATCTGTCGATCAGAGCTATATAACGAAAATACAAAACCATATGTTTTTGCCAAAACATGGGTAGAGAATATGAGCAAAAAGGGATTCAGAACAAATTCCTCTGCTCCAGACAATAGTTCTCCTTATTTTAAAAATCCATTTGATCAAAATTTATTTGCTTTTAATCATAATCGAACAATTAATATTGATATTTTTAATGGATCGTACGAAATTAATGATACTTGGCTAGCTATGCCTAGTGGTATTCCTTATACAGAAACATATAGTGTTGAAACATCCAGTGGAGAAGATTATGTAAAAACTGTTAGGATTCAGGGTAATATTATTGGTCTATCTATTACAAATCAGGGATTGATGACAAATAGCGGAGTTCTTCCAACTGGTACTGGTAACAATGGGGTTATCGATGGTCAACTTAAATTAGATAGTTATAATACTAACAACCAAATTAATAGCACATCCTACGGAACCCTTGATTCTGCTACCCCAGGAAATAATGCACCTCCTCAACAAACTATAACATCAGAAAAATATAATAATGCTTTAAATGCCTGGACCAATCATATTAAGCCATATTTATATAGAAGAGCTAGTTTGGTATTAAATAGTTCGGATAGAACATTAGACTATATACCACCATATGCAGTAAATCCGCCTTTAGCCCCAAACAATCCTATATATAGCAGAGAAACATTATTAAGTACTATTCCCGTTGGGACAAGTGAAGGACATGATCCTAGGAAGGGAACAATAAGTTATAGTTATGAATATACTAATAGGCTCACTATAATTAGTGGTGTTATTACGGAAAATATTAATGTAAATTATGAAAACCCAACGGATAGTACTAGCGAAATACAAATAATAGGTCGTGCTCTAGGCCCAGTTATTCAAAGAACTGGTAGATCGAATCCCAAAAAAACCATAAGCATAGAAATAGGTATTCCTCCAGTAACTAGTATTTCCAACATGTCAATAAACAGCACGACGTGCCCCCTGCATAAAAGTGGATATTTATTTCAAACAATAGAAAAAATTATAGAAGCACATAGACCATATTCTCCTAGTACATTTTTTCCTAATGAGCCTATTCAAACAGAGGGTTTGGTGTATACATCTAGCGATAGTGAGCAATGGAGTCCAACAACAGGAAAATATTCTCGTAATGTTAGCTGGATATATCAGCAGGCTAATTTAGGAAGAGATTTTAGAGACCATTAATTATGCGAATTGTAGGACAAACATTATTTTTAGGCGCTAGCGTAATTAGTTTTAGCACTAATATAGGATGGGGAGGTAATAATAGTTCTTTAACAGTAGAACTGATGGAGGACGTTCAGCCTTTTGGTAAAGTTCCTTTTAGGAAATTTTATCAAAACCAACCAGCAGATTATGGACATCTTCCTTTGCCGGATGAACCAGGAATATCTCCGTTGCCTAGTGGTCATAGTGGAAATACTAATCTAGGTCGAAATTTTTATGATATTCCACATTACAATAATAATTTATCTTATTTGCCTAATCATTACTATGAATGCTCTGGTGATGATTGTTATGTCGATGAATTAGGAAATGTTTATAATCCTAATAGAACCAAAGACGATGGTACTCCTGATCCACCAAAAGAAAGAAATATTCCTGGTAAAATATATTACGAATGGATAAATAACAAATTTGTTTCTAGATATTGGGTGTGGGAGGATCCAGGATTTTTTGCAACAGGTACTAGGGTACAGCCGGATGGTACAGTATCTATGGACGCCGGTCATAATGCACGACCTCTTAATACACCCGGTGGTTTATGGACCTACGATATTATTAATACTCCAGTATATTTTAAGTTTGATAATTTTGAATTTATAGGATTGGTTAAAAGTTGGGAAAGAAATAATAGACCAGGAGGTATCACATACAGTGTTACAATAGAAGGTTTTGATGAATTGTTGGATAATTGTCATTTAATTTTACAATCTTTTAATGGAGCGATTTTCAATATAAACTCGTCCGCATTACAAGATATTCTTGATGATTTAGGAGATGCCAATATAGTATCTACCAGCAATCTATTGAATAACAATCAAATCGGTGGGCCTATTAATTTTCCAGCACCAACAGGAATAGCTACAACAAATAATTTTGACGAAAAAATTAAACGAGGAAATTTACCCAATATTTTTAATGTTTTTGGATTTTTAGAAAGCATGGGTAGTAATGGTTTTGGTGGATCAAAATTAAATAGCGAAGGATTAAGAGCTAGTGATATTATTGATGCTACGCATGTATTAACTTCCAGTGAAAATTTTGATAATAGAGCCTTGGATAAGGCGTTTTCTCCTTTTGGTAGAATTATTACAAAAAATATTTCTAATGCTAGAAATTTTAGTGTCTGTAGAGATTTGAAGTCTTTTGGCATTATCTGTTCTAACGGACCAGTAAGAAAACCAATAAATCCAGCACAAAACTATAATAGTTTTAGATTAGATTTAAGTAGTCTACCAAGGCCACCTGACAGTTATCGCATTCAGGGAAATCCTAGTTTAAGTATAACTTCTTTAATAAGACAAATATCTGATGATACTGGTGTTGATTTTTTATCTGTTGTTGTCCCAATACATGAAAATGGATTCACCGACTTTGTTATAAAAATACTTACAGTAGATAGAACAAACTATAATCCTTTATATCAAATACCACAGGTTGTTACTACCTTAGAACGAAATAATTTTTCTGTTGAAAATAGTAGTTTTGGGCAAGAAAAAAATAATAATTATATTAGGAAATTAATTTTTGGAGGTAATCAACAAAGATTATATCAGGTTAAAAACTATAGATTATCATATAGTCAAACTAATTTAGTATATAATTCTATCACTAAACAATTTGTTAATTTGTCTTCTAATTTAAGTAAAAATAAAGTAAATAAAATTCGTAATCCTGAATTATCTTCAACTAGAAATAAAATTTTATCAGATTTTGTTAATCGTCAAGAAAGCGATATTTTTCTAAGAGATGATGAAGATAAAAATATAAGATTTAGCACAACAATAACCAACTGGTCGGATACAGAACTAGGTCGGGTAGAAGATATAGTTCGTGGAAATTATAAAGACACAATATTACAATTGGATACCTCAACAAATTCACCAAGATATATATCTTTGTTAAACGATGTTATTAGTCCTTATTTTGGATTAAAAAGTGAAACAAAAGTTCCAATAGGCGATGATACAAATGAATTTAGATCTCCCAGACCGGTCCTACTAGACACTTGGACCAATCAAATAACCATAGTTTTTGATATTGATGAATTGCCTATTTTATCTATTGGTGAACCACTAAGCTTATATAATCCTCAGTTATTTACACAACAAACAGGGGTTGGTCAGCTCGGAGAGGGATTAGCCGGTACTTCCTCTAGCATAACCTCTAATCAAACACCTACTCCTAATCCAACAGATTTTGGAGGACCTGCTTCTAGCGGTATTAATCCTACTAGAACATTATCTTATACATATGCTGGGTTTACAATCAAAGAAACTGAATTAAGATGTCCTAATTTTGATAGTTATTTAACATATTGTTTAGGAAAATCTATTTATAGTAAACCAGACTTGTTTGTAATGTTAACAAATGCTTATAAAGATAAAGGTATTTTTATATCTGCTCCTTCTGGATCTCCATCTGTTGTTCCAGGAGATGGTTTGGCTGGAGTGGGCGGAAATTTAACATCAAACGCAAATGTCTCACAAAACGGAATACCTTCAAGTCCCATCCCTGGACTAAGAACAAAAATGGATATGAATTGGGATATATATTTAAATCACAATTTTATTAAAGATCTACAAATATTATTCAATTTTATCAAAAATATAAGCGATACATATTATGGTAAAAAATATGCAGTAAAAGCCCCTGCTTTATATTCCTACAAAGATACACAGTATGCTAATGCTCAGATACCATCAACTCTTGGCAACATATCTATTTTTCAAGGTAGTAACGAAATTTTTTACGATTACGAAACTGTAGACGGGGCCTGGGAAGAATATGGGAATTATATTGATGATAGTATAGTGTGTGGAGATGCTAATTGGCATGTATTAAGAAATGATCAGGGTCTGATACCAACCATTTTAGGATATAATAGTAGTTCCAATATAGATGATCTTACTAGATTTTGGTGTCAGCTATCTTTAGAAGAAAAAACACAATCTTTACAATTCATTATAGATCCACAGTTAAGTTCCAGAGTATTTATGGCTAGTACCCCCTTTGCAAGTTCTGAGCAAAGAGCGAAACAAACTCGCCAGATTGCTAAATTAAGGGCTGAAACATTACGAAGATTAGCTAGAGAAAATTTCGATTGCGTTGATCCTAATAAAATTATGATTCCGTCTTTAGATATTTCTAGTTTGGATCCTGGTTCATATGTAATAATAAATAAAAATATACCAAATAACGATAGTTTTGGAAGAATAACAACCTCGTCCAAACTATACACCAAGTCTAATTCTGATAAAATTGTTTTTTTAAATCCTGTTCGTTTATCTGATCCTAGAATTATTGTAGATGCCCCAGGAATAAACTTGGCAAATGCTAGTTATAGCTATACAACTGATCCAAATTTATCCGTTATTACTAACATAGCTATTGAAGATTATTGCATATTAGCCAATATGAATAATTTTATCTTAGGAAATTCTAATAGCGTTGACAGAAGATTGTCAAATTCCATACCCAGCAAAGAATTGCAATATTTAGAATATTTGCTAAGTTTTGTGACACCGCTATCTACAGATGTAAGAAGACTTGTTGCTCAGGGACCATCTATTAATAGTTCTCCTGTTAATGAATCTATTAATCCCAAAATGGCAATTCCATTTTTTATAGGCGTTCCTATAAAAAGTAATAGAACAGTATACGGACCTTGGACCAATTATCCTGGATTGGTTATGAATCAGAATTTAGCAGATAATTTAATTGGGAATATAAAGATAGAACAAAATAGTGATTACGTTCCTTGGAATTATGGAGGAATGTCATATTTAGATAAAATTATTTCATATAGTATGAATGTTGATGTTAATTATCAAAATATTATAGAAAATGGTCGTGTTTCCATATTAGGTCCGCCTATTTTTGGTATAGGAGGAGTATTTTCATATGAGAGATTTTCTGTATTAGGTTCTTATCGTACAAATAATGGTTTTGTTGTATATGATAATAATTATTATGAAAATCAAAATGATAATATTATTTTTATAGATGCTAATAGTACAAATAATCCCATATCGTCTTATAGAATTAAAAGGCTAAAACAAGAAACTTATGGGTCAAGTGCTTTAATAAGCAATATTAGTATTCAAACATCTAGCGAAGGAATAAAAACAACATATAGTTTTCAAACATACAATCCCAAAACAGGACTATTTAATAAACAGATTAGTGACAATATTAAAAAACAAAATGATCAACTATTAAAATTTAATAAATTATTTTTTGATAAAACAAACTTAGTATCTAATAAAGATATAAAAAATATCACTTCTATATTAGAAACCGCAAAAACATCAAGAGAACCATATAGTATAAGCAAAAATGCTACTAAGCTTTTTGGAACAAGTCCAGTTGAATTAATAATAGGGCAAGCTACCGAGTTTGTTCCAATACCATCAGGTAATTTTAGCATAGAATCGTTCAATAATTTGAAAAGACATCATCATTGGGCTGGGATTATTCCGGCTAATGAGATTGGATCTGAGCTTATTAATGATTATGATAGCAAATCGGCTATGAGTTTAGATGGTATATTATCTCCAATTTCTTTTTATCCAACAAGGTTGAATACCACATATGGTATAAGCGATCATTCTATAAAAAGTTCCGGTTCTATTGTTCCCATATGTCCAAGATGCGGAAATACTAGAAAAATAAACGCCAAATTTGTGGATTACAACTCAGACAGTAGAGCTGATACAGAAATAGAACTAGCATGTCCAGTTTGTTCAAAATCACAATTTAAGATTCTAAAAGAAGATAAAAATCCCAATAGGGAAACTGGTTTTCCAGATATTAACATTTATAGTTTAAATCCAATTGTTGTTTCTCAGGGTGAATTTAAAAATCCTTATGCTGTTTCTGGAGATATTCCTAAACACTCTATTATGGCTTTAGGAAGAGGTATTAATTTACCAACAGATAATAATAATTTTTTGTTATCAATTAATAATAATTCTTCCGATTATTCTGAGTTTGATGGTTCTACATTAAGTAATAATTCTGGCATATTAATGAATCAAAGATTTTTTGCCATGAGAGGCCCGTTGATGCTACACGGTTGGGGTTTTGACACTGATGGATATCCAGTACCGAATGCTACAGGACAACCGTACTCTATAGACCAATACAATAGACCATTAAGATTTGTTCTTAACACAGGAAATATGACCAATGATCTTTCCAAGCAGGGCCAATACATACCATCCGAAACAAATCCTAGGCTTGGAGATATAATTACTAAAGACTATAATTTTAGTGGTAATACATGGAGGAAAAATTCTAATAAAAAATCAAAATTTTTCCATCCCAAGTGGGCAGAAAGACCGGACTTATGGCCAATAGGCCCAATAGATTTGAGATGGGATAATAATAGAAAAGTATGGGACGCTAGTGGAGGATGCAAAGAAGAAATACTTCCTCCTTTTATAGTAAGTAACAAGAATGATATTAGTACATTGCAAGAATTTTTAAATAACAGAACAGAAAATAAGTGCCCATATAGAAATGTTTATATAACATTAGAGAACGATATGATAAAAGAAGATGACTATGATAGTACATATTCTACAAGAGGATTTATTGATGATGTAGAATACAATAAAGAACCATTGCAAAATGGATATCGAAGATTAGTATATGTAGTAGATAAAACAGGATATACTGCTCCTAAAGGGACAAAGCTTTTGTGCAGATACGATAGATTAAGTGGTTTTTATGAACCTCTAAGCAAACCTTCTGTAACAGCAGTAGGTCGTATTGGAAGCTCCAATTCCGCCAGAATAACAGGTCATTATATACAAGGACGTCGTGCTGGAATATCTCCAAATTTTGTTGTAACTTATGATAATCCTTTGGGACTAAATATAACATCAGGAAATAATGGAATTTTTATCTTTATAAATGGAAAATGGACATTGTCCGCTACTAAATGAACAATTGCACAATTTATAATAAAAGTTTTTTAGATGATCTTATAGATATCAAAAATTCTATTAATAATGCTTCTATTCTAGAAACAAAATTAAGCGAACTAATTTCTGCATCACCTCATGAAGATAATATTTGGACACCCTTGATTTTAGATTCTAGTTTATCGAATATTAATAAAAAATTAGTGCTAGATAATGGAACAGCAACAGGATACAATAATTTACCTAGTATTCTTGGTATTCAAGATTTTTTAACCATAAATAATCCTACTTTTAATTTTTGGAATGTTACAAATGGCGTTATGGTTACAGATTGGATATTGAATAATCCAAATTCTTCTTATATACCAATATTTGGTTTATTGTGCTGGTTTAAAAAAATAACACCAACACAAAATTATAGACTTATTTCTACAATCCCAAATAATAGTAGAGTTCTATTGTCTGGAACATCTAGGGTTTTTATAAAAATAGATAATGATATTTTATACGAAATTAATGATAGCAATAAAAATTCTGCGAGATTTACAACTAGTTCTATAAATTTTGCTTTCAATGAAAATAATAGTAATAATAATTATGTAAAAATCTCTGATTTAGGAAATAATCCTCAATTTATTGTTGCTAATACGTTTTTAACAGAGAATAGGGGTCTAGACGCTACTAACTTAACAGAAAATATATATAGTGAAATAGCTATAGGTGAAAATAGATATTTATTGTGGGTGCCAAATGGAGACGTATATACTTATTATCTTAATCTTGACGAAAGATTCAAACAGAACAACGTTGTGGCCCCAAGATCATTTGTCTCATCTGCTTTATACCAAAACTATAATGCTATTTATCATCAATTAAATATAGATAATATTAAAACATTTAATAGAAGATCCACTCATATTGCTAGATGTTATAAAAATTTAGCAAAATATTTGGCGTCTAGTCCATATATAGATGAATTTTCTATTAGTAGATTTTCTGATGATGATGTTAAAAATTTCGTTAATGCTTTTATCTCAACTAATGGAGATAAAAACAACACATTGTCTTGTTTGAATAATATTAGTATATATCTAAAAAATACAATATTTGAAAATGATATATCTAATATAAACAATAATATTATATATAGTTATAATAGCTTAAAACAAAAAATAGTTCAAAAGTATGGTTCTAAATTATCTTTAAGCGGTAATGCTTCCATTACTACAAAAAATAACCTATCTAATGGAGCAAATATAGTTGTTGGACAAATTGGTGAATATTATGTTGGATTAGACACAGTTGATACCACTATATCCTGCAATCAAACAATAGGTGTTGGATCTTTAGAGGTAAAAACAAATTTTACAAATTCTTCCTCAATGGTTGAATTGTTGTCTCCTATACCTCCCGGTATAGATCCACAATTTTTGGGTGAAAATAAAATATACTTATATAATGGATATAAAGCTGTTATATCTAAAGATAATAATAATTTTGTTAATCTTGTAATGGAAAAAACAACGAATAATCCTGAATTACCAGAATTTAATGATGCTTCTTTAATTAACAATTCAGATAATGTTATTTTTAAATATGTTCAATTTACCTCAAGATCAAGAGGTTCTCTTGGTAGAGATCCTTTCATAACAGATTTTATTAAATTTAATGTTGTTTTAGATGATTTTAAATTGAATACATACAGAGGATCGGAAGATGCTTTTAATCCATTTTCCGTTATAGCCAAAGAAGAAATATTGTGTTCGTGGGAACAAGTTAGTGGACCTCCTCTAAAATTTATTAATATTAATTTATTTTATCAAAGTCCTAATCAGGGGCCGATAGTAAAAATAGGTCCAGAAAACAGAGACAAGTTTAAGATTTTGGACACCAGTAATACAGAAATAGCTTTTTCAAAATTAAGTGGACCAACAGAGGTTTATGTTGTTCCCTCTATTCCTGGTAGATATCAAATAAAATGTACCATGTCAACTCCTTTTGGTGCGTTTACTAAGATTAAAACTTTTTATGTTGTTTATGGTCAAGATTTTTTAATTGCAAAATCAGGATCCATGATTCCATCATATGCTTATGAAGAATATTCCAATGTTGGATATGGGTCTTTTAATACGGGAGTAGATAGAAGCGATTCGGTAACTCCCAATGCGGAGGATGTTGAATATATTCGGACAAGAGAATCCAATCCGATTTATCTAAATAATGATAATTTAAGAGTAAATGTTCCATATTTACGTAAAATAGCTTTAAATGCTAATGGTTTATTTTGGCCAATAAATACTAATTTGTATGTAAAACCAGTAAGAAGCAGACCCTTTCTATTAAATAATAATTCTATATATCAGTTCCCATTTAGAACGCGAGGTTCTTCTGCACCAAGCTTATTGTCTATTAATTATAGCTTAAATAATTTAACTTATAAATTAGATAGAATAATTTTAGAAAAAACAAGAGTCCCCAACGACCCATCTTGCTATAACTGTTTGAGTTTTTATAATCCTCAATTATATGGCAGTAACGGAAGATGGTATAGAAAAAAATCAGTATCGATTGAATCTTTTGATGTAGAATCTGCTGTTTATTTTCAACAAAGTTTTAGATTACCAGATATTTCTACAGACTATAGTCCTCCAATCAAACCCTATGGAGGGTATGGTACAAAAATTATTAATGATGTGGGCGTTATATTTCCTGATCATTCGGCTCCTGGTGAAATCTTTCCATATATTACAGGACAACCTCTTGACTATAAATCAGATAATCCAACATCAGATCCTCCATTTTATACCGATGATAGTCGTAAATTTTGTTTCGAACAATTATTACCACAACCAACCAATAATTACTTAACTTTTGAAAAAGGTGTTTTTCATCCTTATAGTGGATGGATTCAAAATAATAGCCCATTATATAGTGATGTAAAAAATCTTTCTAGTGTTTTAAAATTTAATCCTGGTGCCAGAGATTCTTTTAGTTTTAATGGTCCTAGTATAGAAAATTTAACAAATGACAGCTATATTTATGATAGCAATATTACATATATTATACCTAAAAATTATAAATCTACCATAGATCTTTCTATTTCTGTTGGAGCACAATGGATACAATGGGGTAAAAATTGTAGCGAAACAAGAAGACCGGGACAAAGACTAGGATCTCCACCGGACTGGAAATGGAGGAATCAGATACACAGAGAAATTACAGATCAATTAACAATGAATATAGGAGAATATACTAATCATGGATATAGAATATTAGAAGGGGGTAGACCCAAGTGGATAGAATTTAATAATCAACAAAATTTTTTACCTGTTATGGACGAATTTGGTGTGGATAACGATGAAAATCAGAATAAATTCTCCTACAGATTTCCTACTTCTGGGCCTCACTATCCTATTGACGCAATACCTAGTTTTGTTACAGAATACTGGGATAGGTTATCTCAACAGCCTGCTGATGATCAACCTGGAGCTAATTTTGGAGATATAAACTATGCAGGATTAGATGATCCTGATCCATCGCAAACATGGGTTGGTATTAAAAATCCAAGAGTATTAGGTTTTAATATCAAAGACCTGGAGGTAAAATTAAATTTTCTAAATTATATAAACACTAAAGATTTAAGTATTAGTTTTGAATCTATTCCCGCTCCAGATGAACAATTGAGGATTTCACCATTTGGAAGAAGACCTCTGGATACACCAATACAACCACAAATTAGTTTTATTGATCAAACAATACCTTATGATATTTTTTCTAGAAATTTTAATGAAAATATTTTTATTAATAACGGGGGACTATCATCGTATTTAAGAGAACTAAACAGAATGAATACGAGATATTTAAATGGAGAAACAAATGTATCAGCTCCATTAAGATTATATCTATTAAATCAAGAATATATTCAAAACCATAGTGTAAATTTGAGTTTAAAATTTTCTGATAATGCTGATAAGAATACTGTTTTTTGTGATCAAAAATTTTCAAGAGATAGCTATTTTTTAAATGGTATCGATATTAAATTTACAAATGATCGAAGATCTTATGAGTCTCAACAGATAATTCATAATAATGAAAGTATTAGACCATCTACTAGCCCCAATAATCATAGCGATAGAGAATCTTATCTTTATAATAAAATTGCAACAAAAAATAAATTAAATATTATTAATAATACCTTTAGTAAATACAAGGGTAAGACACTATTCAATAGTACACCTCCTTGCGTGAGTGAAAATTCACCAACAACAGAATCTCCTAACAATGATGGTGTTTCAACATTTAGTTGTAATATCACACTTTATGATGAACACGATGATATGCTATTTAATGACAATACTATAGATTCTCAAATGTTTACCAATGCCTATGACTTTGATGGTAAAATTAATACTAGTCAATTTGTTAATTCTTTGTGTAGTTGGGAACTTATATTACATATTTCTGATACGACTAAGCCGACAGCAACCAATTTAAGTTCTTTACATTCTTATGGTAATAATGAAGCGCTTAGTTTAATAGATTATGGAAGACCACCATCATATCCTGGTTATAGTTTTATTGCTAATCTTAGAAATTATAAACATTTACTACCCTTTGTCAATATTAATGCTCCAAATATATTTTTTCAAGATTATAGTTTATGTGAAAGTTCTATTACTAAAAATGTTGGTAAATCATCTAAATCATATAATTTAGAATATCCTTCGTTGGCAGTTATACAAATATTGGGGGCTATGGCTCAAGCAGCAGGTATGGTTGCTGCTGGCGGATTAGCTGGTGTTGGTCCCGGGTTGGCGCTGGGTGCTGCTGGAGCAGCAGCAGGATATGCTGCTATAGTTGGATTTTTTAATGACGCAAGACAACAGAGATTTGAACAAGCAGTGGCGAATGAGGCATACCATCAAGAATATGGAGGATATCCTTTTGGAAGTCCAGAAAAAATACTTATTAATTTTAGCAAAGATAATGTCTTTTGGTATAAGGCCGAAGCTTCTATTTTTAAATACCAGCATACTCCAGTTTTAAAGTATAAACAATACAACTATATTAGATTAAATAAAAACTCTTTCCCTTTGTTGTCTAGATTTACTTTTGATATAGTAAAAAATATTGAAGAATTAATCGATGAGTCTTATGTTCAAAACCTATCCATAAAATGTTCAAAATATAATCTTTTAAATGGCCCACAAAATATAAACAATGTTAGTTACTATAAAGATAGTCTAGTAAGAGTATCTTTTGAACAAGATACAGACGAGCCTTGTCCAGACGGATTATATATTGTCAATGAGGTTGATAATCAATGGATACCAGTTTCTGGCGATCCTTTATCTGTCTATAAAAACACAGAATATATATTACAAAATCATGTGATGTATTATGATACAATATCAACCGATAATAGCATATTTAAAAACTTTGATCAATATTCTAGCTTAAATAAAATTATTATACTTGATAATGATATACCCTATAATATTTTTGATATAAATGAACAAGTAATAATTAGTGGAGAAAATATAGAATCTACCGCGACAGTCCTAGGTAAAGCTTTAATATACAAGGATAAAAAACCCTATAGTATATTAAAATTAGACACAGATATGTCTGATATAGATCTTATTAGTCCAGATAATAATGTTGTTGTAATGTTTGATTTATCATCTTCGTCAGATATAACAAATAATCCAATTAATATGTATGGTTTTGAAAAAGAAAGCATAAATACTCAAATTATACCAGAAATATTTTCCACAACGAACAGCGTTGGTTCTTATGGAGACGGATCTCAGAATCTTGATAAAAAACTATTATCTGTTGCTCCTTCTTATAATAATTTATCAAAACTTTATAATACATTTAATAATAAGCTTAATGATAAATTTAAATATAATAATATGGTATTTAGTACAAATGACTCTCATATTGATTATGTTAGACCTGGCACCTTATTAAGATCAGATATTCAGTCTGATCAAATTAAATATATAGGTAAGTCAAAAGCATTTGCCTACAACATAAAAGATATTAACATTTTTATCGATAAAACCAATAACTATATCATTAATAATCCATCAGATGAATTGATAGATATTATAAATAAAGAATTGATATATAATAATATTACTAATAATAGTTATCATTTTATCTATGTAAAAAATAATAATTTCAAAGAAAATAGTATTATTTCTAATGATTTTGGTTTTGTTAGCATAGAAGATGATTATGAGATTAAAAATCCAATTCAAGCAATAGATAATAATGGAAATATAATATCTGATGAAATATTTTTAAATTTAATTACTAAATTAAATAAGTTAGAAGATTTATCAAAAAATGAATTTCTGGAAAGTATGGTAGGAAAAGAAAGAGATACGAATAGTATAATTTTATCGTATAATTTAAATTATTTATTTCAACATTATGAATCTTTAACAGAATATAACCAAGCTAAACAAAGAACAGAATTCGCATTAAGGGTTTTGTATAAAGAGCGTGATGATATATTGGAACTGCTAGGAAGAATTAGTTCTTATCAAACGGCTATTATAACTTTATTAGATGATAGTTCTGTTGGTGGTAAGATATTATCAGAAAATAATGAAAAAATTATTATAGACAATAATGGGGAAAAGAGAAATTTAGATAAAACTAATATTAAAAACATTGTAAGAAATTTTAATAGAAATTTAGATCTAAATTACATTAGACCAAAAGAAAAAGCTATTGTTGGTATTAAAACAGGAAATGATAGTGTTTTTGCATGGCTGTCATCGTCTTCGGTATATGATATATCCTATGAAGAAAATAACGATGACTATTGGATTAATTTAGATCCGAATCAAGCATGTAGTATAGCAGAAGAATTAAGACCAAAGGTTTTAAAAGAAATTAGCTATATTTGTAGACCACTAAATTATCAGCAAACTATTTTTGGTACTCCATTTTTATCCGAAAATAATATTTGTGCAAGAAAACGTGGTGGTTCATTAAATACACAGGATCCGGTTATGGACGGGGTAGGATTTACAACATCCTCGATAAGACTACGTGGCGAATTATATGAAATGTATACATATACTATGAATCCAAATGACGTGGATAGCCAAAAGACAGATATAGAAAATAAAGCGAGGGCCGCTAATCTTGCCATAAAATGGGATACTAAAAATATTAGAAGAGATTACCATATTAATGGAGAAAATAGTTTCGATTATTATAACAACCAAGAAGTTTTGGTAGCTGTTATAGAAACATACGAAATACTATTAGCTCCTCACGAAATAACAGATGGTAAAATTAATGTTTCTAATAGAATGGACGCAGATGTCTCTACTATAGGAACAGGAGAAAATGCCACCGTTCCATCATTATTAGAGGGATATAATTCTGCTAGACGTCCATCAGATTCTCCAGACGGTTTTGGATTATTAGATGGTATACAAGGAGGATTCTATTACGATAATAGAACAGAACAATCTGTTAAAATATACAATGTTTGTAATCTTGATGAAATCAATACTTTACAGGTTAAAATTAGAAAAATACCAAGACAATTAAGAGGTATCGATTTATTATCTTCTATATATAGATATGGTGCAACAATACCTTTTTCTCCATTTCCAAGAAGAACAAATGCTGATCCATTGAACCCAGAAGCTCCGGCAGGCGCAGGAATTTTTGGTTCATCAAAATTTCAGCCTCATTTTCCAATAGTTAATAATAATTTTTATTATTGGAAATGCATGGAACTAAATGGGGCTGGCGATAGATTAATTGAATCTACCACCCCATTATTTTTTCAACTAATGAATGAAATGATGTATAGAACCTTTTATGGTTCGGTTGACAAGATAGAAAATAAATATGATCAACTTGTTAGTCAATTTTTATGGGAACTTATTCCTTATGAGTATTTTACCAAGCCTCCGCCAGAACCTCAACAATAGTGTGTTCTTATGTTTTGCGAATTTATTCAACAGTCCAATGCTTCTTATAAATGTAATAAGTGTGGGATAGAAATATCTACTAATGATGATCAACCACCAATTTTTCCTTGTAGAATAACTAATCTATCCTCGAAAGAGCCTGATTTAGCAACAAAAGTAAAAAACTTTTCCGGTAGTTTTTTCAATCACGCTAAAAATAATTTTAAACTAGCATCTGATAGCACCATAGAAAAAAGATTTAAGATTTGTGAATCTTGTGATTCTTTTAGGGGAGGTTCTTGTTTAGAGTGTGGATGTCCTATAGTACGAACCAGAAACTATATTAGCAAATTAAGCTGGGATAGTGAAAAATGCCCATTAAATAAATGGTAATTTATTCTTTATCTTTAACCCACTTATGCCATCCGTTATGAGGTAGATAATTTCCATTATCGTCTTTACGTTTTGGAAATAGAGTACCTCCTTTTTTATGTTGACCAAATGTTAAAATGGCTCCACAGTCGGAACACCTTAATTCATAATAATCATTTCCATCAACGCTTCTAACAATAAATTTAATATTAGTTTTATTACACATACCACATTTTGCTTCGCCAAAAATTTCTTGAATTAATGCTAGTTCTTTAAAAATTTCTTTTTGTCCACTAGCTTCCAATTCGAATTGTAATTTTTCATTGGCTTTGTATAAAACTTTCATAAATTATTTCCATTCGTTAGAGTAGCCTTTAATATTATCAGAAATACTATCCATATTTTGTTGATATTTGGATAACATTCTTATAATGTCTACTGCGCTTTCATGTGTCAAGCTATAAATATTATCTATTTTTATATTATTTTCTTCTAGTAGTTTAATAACATTAATATTAAGTCTTTGAGCAAGAACATCTATGAAGTTGATTTGTTGATTGCTTATTTTATTAACACTATTATTATCCGGGTGATCTTCTATTTCTTTTGCTATTTCTTCTGCGGCAACAACTTTTCTTAATCTTAGGGCTCTTCTTAATGCTCTTCCTTCTGCTCTGGTTTCTGCAACTGCGACCGGATGGTTTCGATATACCTTGTCGCAGTTTCCCCAGTAAACGTCCGCAGAGCCATCTACGGTGATCATATTAATATCATGGGTGTCAGGAGAGTCTGGGTTTAAACAGTATGTTAGGGAGTGAACAACGGTGGCTCTTTTCTCATTATTTGGATCAGGAGTTTGAACAACACTAGATGTTGATGATATTAGCCTACAGTTTAGTACTGTTTCGAAAATTCTTCTAAGTCCATCTGTTGTTGGGTTGTCGCTTATTTTTTCATCTTCACTTAGCAGGCCCAAAACATAATCGGTCCATTCTAAATCAGAAATTTTAGGAATTTTTTTATCAACAATTTCTATAGTATTTTCATTAGAAGCATCAACTTTATCTTTTTTAGCCATTAGAATCCCTTATTGTAAATGTTTGTTGTCCAGCTAATAGGTTATTATTTTGTGTTCTTATAATGTCGATAAGCTCATTATATACCAACGAAGCTCTACTCTCAGAAAAATCTTTGGTTTGTATTATTCTTATCAAATTCCACCCTTTTCCAAGAATCAAACCCTCTTTTTTGGAATCATATTTTTTATTTCTGTTCAAAGAATCTTCACCCCATACTGGGGCCCAATGAGAAGGTCCATCCACCTCTATAGCTAAATTGATAGTAGGCACGAACAGATCAATCTGCAACTTGGTATTGAGTAAGGTTTGTTCCTTGTGGAACTCTACTTTGAATCCATCTGATAATAGTTTTTTTTGTAGGTATTTTTCTAATTTTGATCCAACTTTACTAGATTGTCTAACGGCCGTATTGGCGGATTTTAGTATATTTTGTTTGATATTATCGTCTAAATTTTCCCAATTTTGTTTGGCTTTTAGTTTTCTTTTGTTTATTTCATCGTCACCCAAATTCTCCCAAGAGTTAAGAACAGAAAGCCCTATTTTTTGTTTAGTATTTTCTGATCTTTCTTTGCCCTTGGTTGGATGAGAATGCTTACCTGTTTTTAAAGCATTTTTTTGAGCTTCGCTTTTATCTCTAATTTTAATGTTATATTTTTTAGCATCTCTGCGTATTCTGTTGGCATAAGTATCATACAAAGACGCTATATCCGCAAAACTTTTGCCTTGTGTTGAATAAAGATCAATTATAAGATTTTTTTTGTCTTGCTCAGACAACAGGTTGTAGGATGTGTTGTATTTTTTCATGATTAAAATTTTCCATTATATCTAAAGGTTTTTTCCAGCATAAATTATATACATCATATAAATACTCGCTTGAAGTTACAAAATCTGTATCTAGATAAAGCTTAGTCCATTCATTATAATGGTTATTTCTATTTTTTATCCAAGGTATATCGTTAACATAAAGTATTCTTTTACTAAGATTTGTAAAATTTTTACTAAAAATTAATCCTGTAATATCAAATAACCAAAGATCACCATTAAAAAATTTAGCATGATTGATATGTAATATTGGTATGTTGTAGGTATTGATTTTATCACAATTATTGGTAAAAATTACAATATCACTATAGTAATTTGCTTTAATTAATTTAGATATGGTATATAAAATAATCTCATAAGCTTCACTATTATCAATATTAAACAATAAAAACCCAACGCTATTTTTTAGCATTTAATAGTACCTTTAAAAAGTTGGAATATGACTGAAAACTTTTTTTGTGTTTGTATCTAGATGGACATAATGACTCTAGATCTTCGATAGTTAAAACATCACAACCACAAGCCCAGGCTTCTGCCACATAATCTTCATCCAATGCTAGATAGTATCGACTATTTTGTAGTAATACAGCTTTGTCATTTTCATATAATAAACCAAGATTTTGCGGATGTATAATATTTTGATTATTAAATAATTTTATAGGTAATTTAGAATTTGGGTATAAATATGAATTTAATAAAGGTGGTAAAATTTCTATTTTATCTAGGAATGATACTATTAGATTTTCTTTAATATTATTATTACTATAGAACAGGTTATTATTCACCAGTGTTGGAATATTAATATTTTTTTTGGAACTACAATTAATTAGTATATTTTTTATTTCGTCGTATACATATAAATGCACAGTATCAGAAAACTCATCAATAAATTGTAGCTCTTCGCCTGTTAATAAAGACTTTATAAAAATAGCATGAGTAAATTTATAGGAATAATATATTTTATATAGTTGATCTTTTGTATCGATAACTAATTGGTCGCAAAAGTTATGTTTAGAGAACTTAATATTGTTAACAAATTTATTATTGATATATTGTACTAGTAATTTATTCATAAAATATTTTTGCTGAATGTAAATCTTTTAAATTTTGTATTTTTGTAATATTTTTTTTATCTATATATATCTTTTCAAAGTATATATTTTTTTGTAATAAAAAGTTTATAGTTTCAAACAGGTACATTTGTTCAAATACCTTAGCGTCGTAATTTAGTAATAAGTCTATTGTCTTTTCATTTAAATAAACTATTTCTGACCATGGCTGGGGCATATCATAAAACAAATATTCTATATTTTCTGTTTCTGAACATCCTATATCAAAATTATTTTTAGTTTTATTTAACAAGAATATTTTTGATGATCCTGCTAAATAGGTTTTTGATATTATATTATTTTTTATAAGTATCCCATTATTTATAACTAGTAAAGATTTAGGATTGTTTTGTTTTATATATGATATTAAATTGCTAGACTGATTTGTTTGCTCATAGTTGTTATTGACTAAAAAATTAATAGTTTTATACCTATTTAGAGTTTTTCGTATTTTATCAGCATCAAATCCTATGTTTATAGTAATTTTTGACGGTTTAATTTTTTGTAATTGTGATATTTGATACTCTATGACAGTTAGATTCTTACGCAAAGGTAGTAGGCATTTGGATCCTACTGATTTCATACCTTTTGTAATTTCTGGACTAATTAATAATATATCAATCATATGATATTACAAGAGTGTTTTCGTTATTTTCTATTTCGTAATTAATTGTGCGTGATAAATTCCAATAATTATTAGTATTAATAAAAACTCCATTAAATTGAGAATTTAGTTTTTTACAGTTATAATAATGCGCCGGTTTTTGCACAACGTTTATAAGGTAGTTAATATTTTGAATGCTATCCTCTTCTATCGCATGGTCTAGTCCTGTCTCGTCTAGTATCCACATTAAATTACCAATTTTATTTTTATTAGTTTCCAAGGCAATATGCAAAGCTTGGGGTGGGGATATATCTTCTAAAAATTTGTGTATTTTATATGGAATATAATCTTCTTTAGACTGTAAAATTTTATGTAAGCTTTCTGCTTTTTCATAACATATTATTGTTATATAATAGGGCAAAATAGATAATTGATTTATTTTTTGACAAATTTGTTCGGGGTTGTAGTCTTTTACAATTAAAGATAAAGAATACTGAACAATATTATTTTTCTTTACATACTCTATCATATCCAAATCGCTAAGCTTATCTATATTTTCTTGATATTTTACTTTACTAAACCCATATCTACAACTATAATTATTAATCTTAATATAGTCGTTTTCAATCTCTATCGAATGAAAATCTTTAATAATATTTGGTATATCAAAAACACAAGATTTATTTGATGAAGCTTTTTGTGAGAAATAGCATTTTTCACATAATGTATTTTTCATATATGTTTTCTTTCAATAACAAGTTTGATTGTATTGTTGTTGATATCTAGATCTATAATATCAAAAAATTCAAAATCAATCATAGTATAAAGAGACTCTAAAGACACTAAGCTTTGTTTGTTAGCAAAAAACTTTAAAAAAGATTCATGAGAAATAGAAGAATTTACAAACTGCTGAGCAATACACATAGCATTATTTGCAGCTAATATTAATCTACCACCTGGTCGTAATTTTTCTAACAAAGACTTAACCAAAATTATGTGGTCTTTTTCTTTTAAATATTCCAAAACATATAAAGATATTGAATCACAAGAATAGTTTACTATTGAAGATAAATTATTGACATGAACATGATCCTCATCGTCTATTGAGTTGTCTATTGTAACAACAATATTACGCTTCATGCTTATAAGCCTTTGCTGAAAAATTAGATAAAATTAATTTCATAGAATCTATAAAAGTTTCGAGTTTATAATTATTGTTTAGATAGTCTATAGTAGAATATAAGTTGTTATCTCTGTTGTCCAAAATAGTGGTTATGTTGGGTATGATACTATCATAATCATTAATAGACAATACGCTAGATAAACTATTATTAGTATTAATATTAGTTATAACTTTACATTCGGCAGAACAACAACATAGTACATCATAAAAGTTTTCTAAACATATTGCTATTTTATAGTTTCCAATAAGTTCCAAAACATTATCATAATCATCAAACACAGTTAGCATATCACAATTATTAATAGTATTTTTAATGTGCTGATATATATTTTTAATATTGGGATTATTGCTGCTATTTAATACTATAACATCTTGGGTTTTTGTAGTTTTTTTGTGTTCTACTCCATAAGATATGGTGTGACAATTATCGTCCGTTAATCCCCAAGAATTCCTAATATTGCTATCAAAAAAAACCTTGATAGTATTACTTAATTTTTGAGATAAAATATACTTGTCTTCTTTTTTTAATGCTTTAGGAGATTCGTTGTGGAAAAATAACAATGCAGGAACATGGTACTGCAAGTGTAGGTTATTAATTTTTTGAGAAAAGTCTATAGGATTATCATTTAACATACCAATAAATGGAGATGATGCTAATTTGGTAATATTATATGTATCAATTTTAGTAAGTAGAAGATTGAACAGATTATTTGAACACAAATTTAAAAATGTATTATTATTTAGAACATTGTTAATAATATTGGAAACCGCTATTTGACTAAACATATTTTTCTACCACTTGTGATAAGCTAATATTGTGTAAAGAGTTTTGATTATTAGATGATCCCAAGTTAAACCCTCCAGATCTTACTAAAGAAAGAGTGTTTGATAAATTTTGTGGATCATATTGAGTTTTTAATGACGATGAATTATATATTATAGATTTTTTATATTTATGGGCATAATTTGCATGAATATCTTCATTTAAATCGATATAAACTGAGCCAGTATTATGTATAGCTGGTATAATTTCATTATTAATTTCTACAGGTGAGATGATGATCTTATTGATACTAAAATTAATATCAAAAAATGAATATGTTTTTTTAATGAATTTATTGTATGAATCTAATATTGATTGGGTAACATTCGTCATAAATAAAACCAAACAATTTTGTTCAAGATGATGGATTGAGATAAAGTCTACAATTAATTGTTCTAATTTAGTTCTATCAGAACTATCAACTATAGTATAGTATTTTTTATAATTGTTATATAATCCAAAATTAAAGACTCCTGCGGAAGTAACGGCTAATTTATTGCTAATGAAATTTGTTATGCGAATTTTATTTTTAACAGAACAGTCTGACAATATGTATTCTTGAAAATCATTGGTATATAAGAAAGAAACCTTTTGATCTAGGAATTGATACTTTTGTTTTTGATATAATTTACAAAGCCTATTACTAGTTATGGGAATAAACAAGTGGCGAAGATATTTAGTATTATATGTTAAGCTATCAATATCAGAGTGTTGAATGATAATATCTATTTTAGATAAAGATTTATTTTCTATTGTATTTAAAAGAGAAGACGTCTGGTCATCCTTAATAGAGTTTATTTGATTATATAATGGGCGTGAAATAATATTTTTATAATTCTCAATTAACTCTAGTAGGAAGTTTAATGATTCATACCCTATGGAATTGTTTAGTCTATATGGACCAACATATAAAATATTCATGTTCTATTCTTTAGATGGGCGTACTGAATAAAATCTTCTTCAAAAGTTTTGTTAGATTTTCTTGCTATTTCCGAATTGTTATTATTTTCTACCACAGTATTAACATAATCATACATATTATCTATAGAGGAACCAGTAATATTGGTTGGCCCAGCATATGCGAAGCCATAATCGGCATTTTGTAAAAGTTGTAAAAATCTATTGGAGCTTAAAAGATCAGCATTTTTTAATGCATTATTACATAACGAAATAGTTTCTAATAAGTTACTTCTATTTTCAGAATTTTTTGGTTTAGATATTGAAGACAATATTGGTAATGGCTTAGTCCAATCGGATCTAAAATCTAAGTTATCAAAATAATTTTCCCATTTTTTAGCTATAATGTCCCAATCATAATATTTTGTTGTTAATTCTCTTGTTCTATATCTTTCTTGGTTTCGTATCGATAATGGTTTGTGTATTTGGTCGATAATAATCCTCACAAGATCATCATTGTCCGGATAAACCCTAACGGCTTTTGTTTCTAATTCTTTATAGTAAGTTTTTACTTTTATCGGATAAGCCTGTAGTTTATTTATTATATCTACCATAGCACTATAGTTTACTGTTGCTATAGGTACTCCACAAGCACCTGCTTCCACTTGAGGCATACCAAAACCTTCGCAAATAGCATATTGTACATATATATCAAATAGATTATAAATATCGCTTAACTGCTCCTCAGATACTCCTTGCGAAACAGAGGGAAAGGCTGATGATTTATTTAAGCATTTCGAACAAACCCTTTGAGGTCCGCAAAAGGTTGAACATTCTATATGGCCACAATTTTTGCATAAGTAAGAGAATAGGACCCTATTGGACACGCCAGATCTGCTTAATAATTCTGGAATATCCCACCCCATGTCCGGATATGTTGTATGGAGATACAAATATATCGGTTGTGAATAACCCTGGTTTGATAGTTTGTTCGATAGGTCTTTAAAAGATACTAATAATTCTGGTATTAGTTTACGTTTTTGATTTCTCATCACCGAACCAATAACAAAAGCATCTTGCTCTATATTATATTTTGAACGTAAAGCATTTTTATCTTTGATATAAAAGATATCTAAATTAACGCCTGGGGATGTAGTTTCTATATATTTTACATTATTGTTTGTTTGTTTTTTAAGTACTTGCGCCCCCCAATCACTATAGGTAAAAATAGCATCTGCTGATAAAAATGTGTCTACCCATTCTTCTTGCTGGGGTGCAGAATCTACAGTTGGCATTAATATATGATGAAAATATTTTCTTAATGGAGATATTGGTTGGTAATTAGTCATCCAATAATCACGAACATCAACAACAATATCGCATTTAAAATCCAGAAGAACTTTTTCAAATCTCCATCTACCGAATTGATTATCGGTTCGTGACATATATTCTTTATATCTAGGATCGTTCTCCCTAACAGCATTTGCATAATATTTCCATTCTATGTTTTTATCTCTAGGGTCATTCACAAAACCATAAGATGCAAACTCTGCTATCTCATATTTTCCTGTTTTGTGTAATCTAGAAAGAAACTCATAGGCATATTTGCCAAATCCAGAATTAATAAAACTGGCTTCCGAGCACATTAAGATTTTAAGTTTGGATTTTGGCATATATAAAATGGAATAGAATAAGGGGGATATTTCACCCCCATTATTCTAATTTCTCCGATTCGTATCAGAAAGCTACTGACTCTGGCTCTTCCGACTTTGCCCTACTGAGCTTGGTAATCTTAGAAAAGTTATTAACTCTAACCTTTAGACTACTATGCTTAACGCCATCCTTTTCCCAACTATCGTTTCGTAATGATCCTTCTACCATTACCAAATCACCCTTTTTTAGGCTTTCAGCAATAGTTTCTGCTCCACTATCCCAGGCTTCGCAATTAATGAAAGATGTAATCTTATCTCTTTCTCCATTAGCCTTAACATAATCCCTATTGACAGCGATAGTAAAATTTACTACACTTGTTTGCTTTCCGTTAGGATTAACTACTCTTAGTTCTGGGTCTCTAGCAAGATTACCTTTCAATAACGTAATATTCATATAAATCAATCTCCTAAAAAGTTAAAAGGTCACAACAGTATATTATAAATGATCCTGGTCGTTTGTCAAGATCTCGGAACAAAGCATTTTTCTACGACAAAAGAGTCTTTTTTGGGGCTTTTATTGCCAACAAATATTAAAACATTTCCTTCAAAAAGATAATTTCTATATATAGATAGTTGTTCAGGAAATACTATTACACTGTCTAGGCTAGAGAATTGATCTTCTATTGTTAAAAAGGCCATATCAGATCCTGCATATTTACCCTTTTTTGTTTTCACAAAATTAATATAGCTTATTTCGCCAGCTAAAATAATATTTTTAGTAGAATTAGTATTCTTGAAGGTTTTGCAATCACAATTTGTCATGCTAATATCGTAGGAATCTATTTTGAAACAAGTTATTGAGGCTCCTAATAATGAATTTTCCGTATCAGATAGCCATTCTATTTTGTCTGTTAGGGAGTATGGTGGATTATTATAAAGATTTATTAAATTTTGAATTGAATTTTTACGTTTTATATTAATCTTATTTTTTGTCAATAGGTTTTCCAAACATTCTTTTAATGAATAAGAATCAAGCTCTATTAGCTCCAATTCTCTTGATGTTAACTCCGAAACTATATCATAATCAAACAACATTTTTGTTCTTGATATATTATAATAGTCTAATGCCCCGGAACTAATAAGAGCTTTGGCTGCTGTGGAATTAATTTTGGTCAAGAGTTTTACCAATGATGTATTCCAAGAAATATTATTAATGTCAAGATCTTCACAAAGTTTTACTATTTTATCGTAAACAGAAAAACCAACACCTTTTATATCTGTCAAGCCGAAATATATCTTATTATCGGCAATTATAAAATGTTTATTTAGCTTTCTTAGATCCGGGACACAAACAACAACATCCATTTCTGTTGCATTTCTTATCAATTCTTTTATTTCTTTTTGTGGATCCATTTTATCTTTAGCAAATTTTAAATACGATGCAAAGAATGGTTTTGCAAAATGAGCTTTGGCGTATGCTGATGAGTATGCGTTCATAGCATATGAAACAGCATGAGACGCATTGAATGAATATCTTTGTGATTTTTCAACCCAACCAAAAATTTCTTCAGACTCTTCATCATTAACAATATTTATTTTTTTTGTGCCTTCTTTAAATTTTATTTTAACCTTTGCCATTTCTTCTGGTTTCTTTTTACCTATGGCTTTTCTTAACATATCAGCCTCTTGTAAATCAAAACCAGCTATTATTTGTGCTATCTGCATAGCTTGTTCCTGATAAATCATTTCTCCATAGGTAGATTTTAGTATTGGCTTAAGAGCCGGATGAAAATAATCGATACTTTCTTGACCATTTTTTTTATCAATATAATGATCACTAACGCTTTTGCCGTCTCTAATAGCCTCCAAAGATCCTGGTCTCATTATGCTAATCAAAGCTGATAATTGTTCTATGTTTTGTGGCTTTAATTTCTTTGCCATGCTAGAACCTAGTCTTGATTCAAGCTGAAATACCCCCTTTGTATTTCCCTCGCTGATTAAATCCCATGTTTTTGAACAATTAAGATTTAGGTCATCGAGCTTTCCACTAAAATAGATTTTTGGATGTTTTTTATCGTCGCAATCGATAATTGGAAATTTACATCCACATTCAAAAGAGTAATATTGGTTCATGTTTTACTAAAAGCGTTTTTAAATTTTACCTTGTTAGAGAGATTCCTATGTAATTTCATAAATCTAATTAATATATCTGCTGTTGCTTTGACGTCGTTTAATGCGTCGTGAGAGCCTTTATTTCCTAAGCCTAAATACTCTCTAACATTATCCAACGTATAGTTCTTAAGTTCGCTATTTCCTTCAAACCAATAGAAAATAATATTCATAAGGTCGATAACGTCTCGTGGATAAAAAAGAGATGTTCTTCCTTCCTTATTGAGATTGTTGTACTTTACACTAAGTCTTTCTATAATACGTAAATCAAACCTATTTATATTATATCCAGCAGCAATAGGCGCTGTGAAACATGACTTTTTATCAGATCTTATGTGATATTGCTCTAGATAAGAGACAAACATCTTCCATCCACTATCTTGTTGTTGGTAATTTTTCCAATCTTCTAAAATTTTTGTTTTTTCACAACCCCTAACCTTAGCGTGAAAATCTAAAACATCGGTATCATCATATATGTATTCGGAATTTTCTTCTAACGCATATGGTTTTAGATTTATATTAAATTCTGAGTCTTTAATAATTTCTAGTTTATACGGATCTATCATTAATGCAGCGATTTGAACTGGACTACAAGAATCGGGATTTACCCCGTCTGTTTCCAAATCAAAAACACAAATTTTTTGTAAATTAGCCATTTGTCTCCACTACTGTGTTTCCTGGGAAAAAAGTCCTTTGTTTAGTGTCGTTAGAAACATGACAATTTACGCTTCTACAACAGCTTACTCTAGTTTCTTGTATTTTAGTATACTCGATATTATTTACTTTAAAATTTTCACCAACTGCTACTTGATCTAAAGTTTTTGTTAGCATTATAGGCCTCCATCTAATAGATTTTTATATAACGTTATTTTTTTACACCAATTTAAAAAGTCTTTTTCTGGCATATTTCTTTTCATAAAATTCAAATCCTTATGAATCCATTGTATATTATTCTTCTCATAACCTAGATCAGAATCTATCCTATCCAAAGAAGCATTACTATATTTTCTCGTTTTTACAGTATACGGGAAATGTAAGATTTCACCACTTAAAGCACAGCGCCTATTTTGTTTCAAAAAAACATCCCAAGCTTCTTCTATGGTTATATTTACCTTTATCTCTCTATCTTTAGCTCCACGCAAAATCCTACTCCAATACTCAGCTCTAATTTCTTCGTATCCGCAATATGATTTGTGTTCTTTTCCTCTTTTTCTAGATTTACATCCACAACTTTTGGTATTCCCATTATAGAGAGAATTTCCTAGAACTTCTATTGTTTTGCCGCAATCACAAGCGCATAAAAATAGCGCATGACTATGTCTGTCTTTTCCTGCATATTTGATTGGTTTAAGCGAGCCAAATTTTTTTCCGATAAAAGAATTAGAGATATCTTTTCGTATATTGTATTTTTTAAGCTTCAAACTAATCCATGCCTCAGAACATCTGTAAATTTTAGCTATTTCTCTTTGTTTTTTATTTTCTTTGTATATCATTCTTTCCAAATCTTTTTTCGTAATTTTTTGCATAATCCTACCTACTAAAAATTGATATAATCCTATACACCATTTTTTAAAATGTCAGAAATATGCATTATCTTGTCCAAAAAAGCTATGCCTAATACATCGAATTTTATTAAACCTAAACTTTCTAGATCGTTCATCTCCATGCCTGCTATTAGCTGATCATTTTTGTTATCATAAACCATTGGGCATAAGGTGGAAAGATCTTGAGTTCCTATAATTACACCAGCCGCATGTTTGCTTTGATTAGATTTTGTTCCTTCCAGCCTAATAGCTTGTTCAAATCTTTTAGACAAGGGTCCTACAAGAGAGCCGTCATCAGATATATAGCACCATTCTTTGAGTTTGTCAACATTATTTTCTAGTGCCCATCTAATAATTGATGCTTCTCCGGTATCCTCTTTCATTTCTTGTAATTCGTCTGCTATCTTGGCTTCATCGGGAATAAATTTTGTGATGGTGTTCATTTCTTCGAAGCTTATATTGCCGTAAACTCTTAGTACGTCTTTAAGAGCGCCTCGACCTTTCATAGTATTAAATGTGATCATTTGCGAAACTTTATTTTGACCATATTTATTTTTTATGTAGTCTAATACATTTTCTCTTTTATCAATTGGTATATCCATGTCAATATCTGGCATTGAGACCCTATCTTTCGTATTTCTTCCACTATTATAGAATCTTTCGAATAACAAATTATACTTAATGGGATCAATATCTGTTATGCCAACCAAATAAGAAACCAAACAACCAGCACAACTACCTCTTCCTGGACCAGGGAGCCAATCCTTATTCCTAACATAATTCACTATATCTTGCACAATAAGAAAGTAGCTACTAAGCCCAGCGCCTTGCAGTATTTCTAATTCATGTTTTATTCTATCCACATATATATTTTGATTTTCTTTTGATATTGTTGTGGCTATTCTATTTTTCCAACCGTTTCTACATAATTCTCTCAAATATTCATCCGCATCGAATCCTTTTGGACAATCAAACATAGGTAATTTAGGAGCAGATAATATATCGAATTCTTGAATTAGATTATCTATTAAGCATGTATTTTGTATTTCTTCTTCATTATGAAGATTTTTCATTTCTCCAGGAGAAAGTATATAGTATTTGTCGCTTTTGAAAAAACACTCCATAGGAACATCCTTATCATTTAATAATTTTGTATTAATATCTGATAAAGTTGTTTTTAAATTATTACATAACAATATTCTTTGATCTACCGCATCATCTTGAGAGACATAATGGGCATCAGGAGTACAAACCGCTTTTATTTTACTTAATTCTGATAATCTCCTTATTGTTTGAGTAAGATATTCTTGTTGTTTTAAGGCATCTTTATCAAACAATTGTGTCTCTAAATAAAAATTATTATTACCAAAAATCTCTACCATATGGTCTATGAAAGATAGTCCATTTTTTATAGCACTATCTTGATCTCCCAATAAAGTATCCGAAAGGGTTGATCCAAGATGGCCGCATATTCCTATGATATTACCGTCCAATAACTTTGATAGGTTGTCTATGCTTAGTCTTGGTTTATGATAAAAATATTCTGGCTTATTAGATTCTGAAACTATTTTTATTAGCGTTTTCCATCCCTCTAAATTTTTTGCTAAAACTAAAAAATGACTTAGTTTAGAGTTTTCTTTCGTTTTTATAGAGGCATCTTCTTTGCATATATAAAGTTCGCAGCCTAAAATAGGCTTAATATTTTTTGATTTTAATTTTTGATAAAACTGAACGGTTCCTGCTATACTTCCATGGTCTGTTATTGCACAAGACTTTATGTCAAAATCTTGGCATCTAGATGCTATTTTTTCCGGTTTGCTTAATCCATCCAAAAGTGAAAAATGTGATTCACTTAAGAATGGACGTGCAACGGCACATAATTGCGTTCCACGCCCATACTTTAAAATCTCCTTTCAGGTTGCCCCAGGGGCCTGATAATGGCCTACTGTGTGATTGGGATGTTTGTACATATCCATTGTAGCATCGATCCCATAAAGTTCAAGATCGTGCTTCACTTGTTCACATTTTGTCATAATGCTATCTTTTTTGCATGTTTGACCGTCTCTATATTCTTGTATTGGTTCTATGTGTGTGTTTTCGAATGTGGTTTTTCCGAAATGACATAGCTTGCTGCACATCCAGCTCTTATTTAGTTTTGGTCTACGGGTATTCTTAATAACTTCAAATTTTCTACGCAACATATCTTCTGTTTCTTGTAAATCACTATCATGAAATACCATAGAAAATGGTCCGCCATCATTAATAAAATATATCGTAAAAATTACTGTATCTAAATAAGGATATAATTTTTTAACAGCATAATGGTATATTCTTAATTGGGCGTCTTTCTCTAGTTTTTCTTGAGTTTTTTCTTTTCCTGTTGCCCAATCCAATCTTTTACCGGTTTTATAGTCTACTACCTCAACAGTGGTATCATTAACTTTAGTGATCAAGTCTATAGTACCCTTCATACCCAAATAACCATCTACTATTTTTCCATCGATATTATATTCGTATCTAGCCCAAGGCTTGTCTATAATAAAATCGAACTTCTGCTCTGGTTGCAAAATAATGCAATTCCTAGGATCGAACATCCCATCATTGAATTGTATAGCTTTATAAATCCATCCATAACATTCTTTATAGTCTTTTACGGCCCATGTGTGCTGACTATTGGCTTCGCTATAGTGTTTATAAACCCTTTCTATTATCACATTTAAATTATAATCATCAACGCTAATATCTCCTAAAATTTCATCATCATGTACAGATGATAAGTTATCCTGTTTAGCTTTTTTAATAATAGCTAATATCTCTAACACTTTATGAACAATCGTTCCTTTGACAGCCTTAAAACCCGAAGGTCCACGCCAACCAAGGACATATTCAAAAAAAAATTGTTGTTCGCACATATTATGAGTATTATATGATGAGCTTCTAAAGTATGTTATAATCATGATGATTTTTCTATTGGTAATATGTTAAAATGTAACATAAGTTTTTTTAATTTTTCATATTGTTCTCTAACCGTCATATGCTCATTATTAATTATTGCATCAAAGTTTTTCCAATCATAACAATGAGAGTCTAATATAGATTCACTAATATGGTCAGAATGATATGGATTTCTGTTTAATCTAAATACCAGTCCATTATTATTTTTAATCGCTTCAATCTCATTAGGAAAACGACAATCAGAAACTATTACAATTTCGTGATTTGTTTTTTTGATCTTATTGATTAAAGCATTTACCCACACATTTTTATTTAGTTTTCTAAAGAGATCAGTACCTATTAGTTGCATCAAATCTCTGGCGGACAGCTGTTTATCTTCCCAATAAGCATCGACTAATTCATTTTTACTATGATCTTCACCGTAACACTGAGTATACGTTAAATTAAACATATTCATACAAATATCTTCTTTTAAAGGATCAGCAAAATTAAATATTTCAACATCTTTGTAACCATTACTTAACAATAAACCCTTTAAAAATTCACTACAAACTGTTTTACCAGCCTGTTTTCTTCCAGAAAAAGCTATAATTTTTGTAAGCATCAATACTTATCCTTAATTTGTGGAGATATAATATCTTTCACCTCAGACACACTCATCTCTGCAACATCATTATGGTCGATCTCAATATTAAAGACATTATACGTTTTATAACATTTATCAAAAATATTTTGTGAAGCTTTTTTGCCAGCCTCGTCATTATCCATTAAAACATAAATACTCATAGCTCCAGATAGATCTATTAATAATTTTTGTTTTTCGTGTAAAGAGGAACCGAATAAAGCTACGCTATTATGTATACCGCTTTCTTCTAGTCTCCATACATTTCCTGGACTCTCTACTAAAACTATGCTTTTGCTTTTCTGTATATGATCTTTAGCAAACCATAGATTGTATAGGTGCTCTTGTGTTTTGAATCCTTTATTGTGTTTCCATTTTGAGTATTGCCATTTATAGTCTTCGTTTGGGCAATTTTCTATAGAATCATGATAGCTTTTACATTTTTCACAAGATTTATACAAACTTCTACCAGAACACCCAACCATATACGAATATGATTCATCGTAAACGGGCACAACGGCTCGCCCATACATTTCTTTACCTTGAACTTCGCATTCACCAACATCGTATTTACTTAATATTTCTTTGGTAAAACCTCTATCTAAAAAATATAGTGATGGTATATTTAGATTTTTAATAATAGTTGATCTAGAAACTTTAGGGATATCTTCTTTACTTTTTAAATCAGATTGAATATTATTGACAATATTTACAAAATTATTTTTTTCTATTTCTTTCCTATTAATTTTTACATCTTTTAGATTTTGTTTACTAAATTTAATACTATAATCAACAGCATCCTCAAAAGATACCATAGGATCTCCAGGACCTGTCCATCCCTGTTGTTTCGATAAACAACCTCTAACAAAACCTATAATAGACCCTTTAAATGTTTCCTCACATTGATGAGTTCTACATTTCCAATTACCTCTGTAATTATCCCCCTTATAATATAGATTTAATGCAGAGTTGTTGTCTCCTCCGTGAATGGGACATCTCATAGCTATCATCCGATCAAATATTCTATAATCGGTAACATTTAAACTGTCCAATAGATTATCGATATCTTCGCACAAATAATCAGACAAAACTTTTAATTGATGCTGACTATATGAACGGGATTTCTTGATCGTCATCGTTTTGCTCATCGTTAATTATGAATCCTTTATCAGAATTTTTATTGTTACTAACCAATTCTAGTCTAGTTTTACCTTCTTCAATTTTAGCGCACCAACCCTTCATGTGGCAGTTGATGTAGTCATTATCATCTAGACCGCCACCGTGTCTACTTATTAAAGGAACAAGCTTTCTATTTCCATTAGTTGGTCCATCTTCAGCCATTTCTTCGTCACTTTTACGTTTAAAAATAGTGAAGTTGCTACAGAGCCATATTATTCTGTCTGATCCGCTAGCGGTATCTGTGCTTTCTTTAGTAATACCATCCCTATTCAATTGAATAAATCCTAAAATAGGAACTTTGTATCTAACAGCAAAATTATGTAGACTGGTCATCATGAAACCAAGAACTTGGTATTCTTTCATATCCTGACTAATACCGGCGCTATCCATAAGTTTGAGATAGTCGTAAATGATAACACAATCTTTTGCTGTTCCATCTGGGTGTAATCCGACCTCTTTAACAAGCCATCTTCTCATAATCGCTAATTGTTCTTCAAACGGTTTGCCCGCTATGGATTTATAATACAACTTTATATCTTTTAATTCTTTTTGAGCATTCTGTAATCTATTGTTTTTATCGGGCGAATCGAAAGCGTGTCCAGTTTCAATGGTATTAATTTCTATCTCGGTCATCATAGCTAATAATCTATTTATATGATCTTCTGTACTCATTTCTGTGTCCATATTTAATACAGGAAGCTTTGCATTTTTTGCTATATGCAAACCTATGTTATCTGCTAAAAGTGTTTTTCCAGTTTTGGGTCTAGCAGCAATAATACTAACACTTCCTTTTCTTAAGCCACCACCAATAGAATGATCATAAACATGAAATCCTGTTGGAACACCAATTTGATCTATAGGATTTTCCTTAATATTATTTATGTAATCATCTATAATATTTGACACACACACAGGATTATTATCGGTATCATTAAGCAGTGAAGAGAAGTTGAATACGCTATCTTCTGCGATTCCTATAATTGAGGAAATGGGCTCCTGTCCGCTCACATCTAATAGTTTTTCTTTCGCACTTTCTAGCTGATCTCTTAATAGCCTAGCGATCTGTAGCTTACGAATTTTGGCCGCAAACTTTCTTACATTCTCTAGGTTAACTGGAAAATCAATTATTGCTCTCAAATGTTGAGTTTCGTTCTTTTGAGATAATATATGTGCAAAATTTAATGATTGACTAGTTGATAGTATTGATGCTATATCTATAGATGGACTATGCTCTTTTTCACAAATTTCTTTGAGCACAGTAAAAATCATAACATTACTATCTACTGTAAATGTTGATGGCTGTAAAATATCGGCAATATCCAGATATGCATTTTCACCGTGTTTACATATGCCAGCCAAAACCGCTCTTTCGGCGGCGGGATCACAAAGTATCATATTTTATCCAGCTTGAGTTGAACAATTGTTACACTTATATCGTGAAGGCCCCTCATGTACCAATGAGGGACTAACAGTTTCTTTTTTTCCACATATTCTACAAACGACAGATACCGGCTCGAACTCTCTTGTTCTAGCCACCGGAGGATGTTTTGCAAGTTTTTTATCCACCTCGCCATCATCTTTATGCATTCTAAATTCGCTCATTTGTTCGAATTTATTGACAGAGGGTGCCCTAACAGGTCTTTTATTTTTAGTCTTAATTTTTTCATTAAAAAATGATTCATCTATTTGGGTTTGTGTTTCTTTTTTATTTTGTTTTTTTCTTTTTGATGTCGCTTTGGTTTCTTGATTAGGTTCTGGTAATAAAGATTGTAGCGCAGATATCAAATTTTTTATTTGTTCCGGGTCTTTCAGTAAGTCTTTAGGATCCACTTTTCACCTTTGTTTTTTGAATAGATAACATAACATCCGATAAATTTTTTATACTATTGGCTAAATATTGTAATCTATCGCTTCGTTGTTTGGCATATTTTTTAATACTATTTAATCCACTAGCTTTTTCGTTATGTTTAATAGCTTGTAAAGATTTTTCTATGTATCCGTATCCTTTGTAGTTATTGATTTCATCAGCTATAACCTCTTTGATATTTTCTTCCGCCCAATTATATCGTGCTAGTTCTCTATTTAAACTTCTTTGTAGATAAAAAGCAAATTGAGATAATCTATATGATATTTGAGCACAATCTTCCGGACTAAGTTTTTCTATTTCATCTCTAGTCATGCTAGTATATTTATTGATTTCTTCATTGTTTATAACATTTTGTGAGTATTCGGATAAACCAATAGTGTTTTCATACTCATCTAGTATTTTGTCCCAATGTTGAAGTTCTTCTTTAGAGGATTTATGACTCATAACTTATTTTGGCTTTCCATTGTTCAATGTTTTCATTATATGGTAGTTCTATGTATTTGATATTATTAAGTTCGCACCACTCTTTTTTTTCTTTATCTTTTTTTTGGCTTTTTAGAAAGCTCATCATATTACCATGATAGTATGGTACAAATTTATAGTGTTGTTCTCCATGAACCTCAACACACCATTTTGGTAGTGGAAGATAAAAATCTAAATACGCTATTTGTCCTTTCCTTATAGGAACAGTTACTTCTTCTAGAATTTGTAGGGTTGGGTGCAAAGAAGACAGTAGATCTCTGGCCTGTAGATGATACGACGACTTGTTATGTATTCTACCTTTTGCAACATATCCTGTCAAGCTCCAAGCTACGGAGTCTCCATCCAAATTAATAGTGTTCATTATTTTTTAATACCCAGTAATGTTTTAACAGAATCCTCCACTTCTTTTGCTATTTCTGGATTTTCCATTAAAAATATTCTGGTTTTTTCAGCGCCTTGAAACTTATGAGAATCCTTGCTGGTTTTAATCGTGTACCATGCGCCACCTTTACTTATAACTCCCACGTCAGAAGCCAAATTAACCAGCTCTGTGAGCTTATCTATGCCCTCACCATAACGAATAAAACTCTTGGCAACACCACCAGGAGGGCCAAGAGCAGAACAAATAACTTGCCATTCAACCTCTTGACCAATTTGAGTATCGTCGGCCCCCAAAGACCATGGTTTAGAACTTTTTGCTCTTAATTTAATATCAGTTTGATATGCTATTCCTTGTCCACTTTTTTCCTTAAATTCAGCACCGTATCCTGTTGGATTACCCATTAAATGAGTAATGCCTATTACAATATTTTTATTAACAGGAATAACATTGCTAACTTTTCTACAAAATTTAGCTAATAACTTAGCACCATCTGCTCTTTGCATTTTATCCATATCGCTTGTTATCTCTGCTTCTGTACATAAGGCAGAATACGAGTCTATTATTACTATCGATCCTGGAACTTCATTAATAATTCTTTCAGCTATTTGTAAATATTCTTCGCCATGTAAAATTTTACCTTGTTGAGAACCTATTATATGAAATCTTGATAGATCAAGTCCTTTGATACCTAATAGGTCTCTTTGTTTTAGTCTACCTTCTATGTTTAGGTAGTACACTTCTCTGGGATTTTTAAGATCTCCTTGATAATCTGGTTTTTGTGCTGTTGCTGTAAAGTCCAGAGATGTAGTAGTGTTATGAGTAATAATAAAATTATTTGTAAGATATAAACCATCTGGATGATCGATTTCTATACAAACAGCTTCTTCTGGTTTGGTTTTTTTTACTCCAACTATTGTTCTACAAAGATCGGGTTTGGTTCTCTTATGCCCACTTTTCTTTCTTGGTAAACTAAATAATTTATCAATATCATTACCATGGATATATAGTCTATATGACGGAAATTTTTTACCATCTTTACCATTATATCCAGTATATCTGTGTTTAATTCTACAGGTATATCCTAGGCTTTCTACGACTTCTTGAAAATCTCTTGCCAATGTTTTAGATACTGTGGTATATTCAGCTCGTAGTCCAGCATCATTGGATCCGTCTGTGTCCATTAAGCCACTAATTAGTTTCCATCTATTACTAATAGACGCATACTTATATTCTTTTGGAATAAATTTAGTGTGTCCATTATGGCCATATAACTTTAGTTTTTTAAGGTCTCTGGTCAACGTATTTTTAACTAAAGTATCAGAGTCTATTCTACCACTAATACGGTGTTCCTTATAAGAATAACTCTTAAAAGACAGTCCTCGCTTGGCACAAAAACTTTTCATTTTATCTATAATATATTCATCGGTATTAGAAAAAGATGTAGCCTTTGTAAAACATCCGTCTCCAATTAAACATCCTAAAATATATGGATCTATAGCCAGTTTTTTCTTTTGTTGAAAATAAACCGGTTTAGTTACAGGTATTTTCCACTTCCATCTATCGCTATATTTTAGTCCTTCTTTTAGAATTTCTCCCAGTGTCATTGTAACATAATTAGTTTTTCGATTATTCTTAGAGACTGTCCAGTTATGCTCTAATCCACAATATGTTTTTGAACCATCATTAAATTTGACTTCATATATATCTTTTATTCCTTGTGGATAAATACCTGTTACTTTCGATACAGATCCGTTAGGATGACATATTGTATCTCCTATTTTTAAGGATCCGATCATCGTTGGACCATTGGGTGTATAAACTAAATCGATCAATCGTTGTAATTTCCCACATTTTGGTTGTCCAGTAAAAATAACGAAACTACCCTCCGGTATACCGCCACCTAAAACAATATCCAAAGCTGGACTAACTGGTATTGTTAGTATTTTTTTTTCAACCAATGAATTTCCAGATAAGATAATATCATCTCCAAAATTTTTAACTATATCTTCTTTAAGACTCATTATCAATGTCCTCTAGGGTTGAAAGTATATTTTTTGATGATTTGTTTTTTTGATATGTTTTTTGATTTGATCGATCTATGTTCTTAGAGTATTCTTTATTTTGTGACTCTAAGATTTTTTGATGATGCTCTATAATAGCTATAAGGAATGGTGCTCGCAACGAATAGGTTTTTGATGTTTTGTCATCTTGAAGAGCTTTTACAATAGCTATTGGATTATATTTTTTAACAAGCTTATGGGCTGTGGCTATTTGATTTTTATAATACTTTTCCCATTCTTTTGTTAACCAAAATCTATAATGTAAATCTTTTTTTTCCAGTTTAGCCTTTTTTTCACAGATTAGTTCAACAATATATTGAGCTGGTGATACTTCTTTGTTATTCGAATATCTCGAAATGAATTTCATTTTTTGAATGGATTGAAAATGTGACTTGGTGCTTCTTTTTTATGGTCTATTTTTGATCTATTGTGATCATTCATCATGGATGCTTCCTGAGTCATAATAGAAACACTATTAGTTTTTTTGACAGCTGTTTTGTTAATCATAAGATCTTTAGCTGATGGTGTTGCTATTTTTAGATTTTCTGATTCTATTACTGATTGAATATTTTCTACGGACAAATTAAGCTCATCACTCATTTGTTCAGCATTTAATCCTTGAGCGAACAAATATTTTATTGCATAAACGTTATTTTTTGAAATTTTCGCCATTACATCCTCTCTCTTTCTGCTCTATTAAGCCATGCATTATTTTGCGTCAGTAAAAATTTTAAGTAGTATGTAAAAACAGTTTTATTAACATTAGTAAACTTATCCGATGGTCTCACAACATTATCTAAAAAACTATAGCTTTTTTCTCTATCGAATTTGCTAAAAGGATTAAATAATTGATTATTATGAGATGTTTTTATTTGATAAAATAGATTGTCTTCTTTATTTAAGGTTTTAGCTAGCGTTCTAGAGTTCTCTGATACTGTTTGTCCATTTCCATTATCATCAAAAAACTCAGCATCTTTAGATAAACAAAAATATTGAGAGACTATCTGTTGATTTGACTTTAATGTTGGGTTAAAAATAAACTCATTCTTCATTAGGTTTTTCCTCGGCCGATGAAGCTGATGAACTCATGCAATTCTCTACATAGTCAAAAAAAGCTTTTAAATATTCATGATGGTTATGACCAGAAGGAACAGGAATAAAATAATTATTTGTGCAAACGCTTTTTGAGTCTGGAAATTCTGTTCCTGGGACATTCTCCAACACATTGGCTGTCAAGTTTATATGAATTTCATATTGGGTATCTGTTTGTTTTTTAACCTTATTAGGATCATCAAAGATATATTTATATTCTGACAAATCCACATTAGGAATATCTTTAAGATCTTCAATTTGTTTTTTAAGTAATTCTATTGTTTCGGCAGAAAATTCTTGCCCTTGAGTTTCATTTTCCATATTCATGTCCATTTTGTCTTGGGTGGTTTCTTTATTCTATTCATGCCTTTTGGTAACGGTTTGTTTGAAGATTCTCTGTAAGAGTTGTGTTTATTGTGAAGCGCTATTTTTTTGTCTTCGCTCATACGATCACGATTTCTATTGGCTAAATCTCCTATAGTTTTAAGTTCGCTATCATGCTTGATAATTGATCCTTGGATTGATCCTATATCGTCTTGATAACTTCTGCATGTTTTGACACCAGAACAGAATGAACATATTGGTGATGGTTTATAATCATTGATATAAAAAAACATCTCAAATTTTTTATTGCAGGATTCGCAATAATAGGTATATGTCGGCATTACTTTAAATCTCTTTGAGCGTCCTTTAGCCAACTAAGATTTTGTGTTTTTAAAAAAGTTATATATTTTTGAAAGATTTGTGGGGTTACTTCTTTAAAAGACCATTCTTGTTTGCAGGTATTATTAATAAAATTTAAGGAATCTTTATCTTTCACAGAAGATAGGATCTGTTTTGGATTAAAAACTTTAGAGTTTGGGTCCAATTTAATGTAATAACGACCATATGATTTATTTGAGTCTGCAAAGTGTTTGGTTTTTTTAGAAAAAATAATTTTTGCGACAACATTTTCATTTTCATCATATGTTCTCGGAAATCCATGCTTATCTAAGTAATCTTGATAACCCAATAAACAATAAAACTCGTCATCTTTCAGATTTGATGTTTGTGAATTAAAAATAGCCATCTATATATTTTATCCATTGTTTGTGATCTGGATCAGTCGTCTCTTTTATACTAAGAAGCTCGTTGATAACAGGCAAGTATTTTGGTTCATAAAGGGGTTTTTTAGGAGTATTTAATAATTTCATACGTGCTTGATCTGGTGTTTTATTGGATTTTTTTCTATTACAGATTACACAAGCCGTGGCTATATTTAGCCAATTTGTAGCGGATCTAGAATCAGGAATGTATTGACTTTTTGGTATGATATGATCATAAGTTAATTCATTATAATTAAAATTTTGTCCGCAATATTGACAAGTATAACCATCTCTTAAAAAGAGATTATGTCGTGAAAATTTTAAAGATCTATTATAGATATTGAAATATTTAAAAGTTTTGGCTATTAAAGGAACAGGATATTGTTTATTAGTACCCTGAATAAATTTATCTTTATAATATTGTATGATTTCTATAGAACAACTATAATTATTTGAATACCTCAATGACCAAACTATGGCTTTTTGCCAAGAGATTAATTTTAATGGGGTATAATCAGCATTAAGCAATAAGCATTTGCTATTTTCTGCCTTGTTCATAGCTATCTAATCTGGCGAGGATTTTAGCAATAATTGGGTTTCTAACAATATCGCTATCACCAAGAGTACTAATTCCTATACCTTCTAAATTATTTAGATTATTCATCATCTCATAAAAGCCACCTTGTAGGTGTCTAGCAAGATCTGATTGTGATATATCTCCTGTTAGAACCATTTTACTTTCTCGTCCAATCCTTGTCAACAGCATTTTAAGTTGTTCGTATGATGAATTTTGACATTCGTCAGCAACAATAAAACAGTCATGAAAATTACGGCCTCTCATCAACCCTAGTGGAACAACTTCTATTTTATTATTTGTTTTAAGACCAGTATATTCCGCAACAGAGATAAAATAATTTATTTCGTCTAGTATTGGTAATAAATACGGATGTAGTTTTTCTTCAGCTGATCCTGGCAGATAGCCTATTTTCTCTCCGGACTCTACCACTGGTCGTGTTATAACAATTTTTTTAACCTTACCTTCTAATAGATATTCTAATGCCATACCAATTGCGATATGGGTTTTTCCACTTCCGGCAACACCATGGCAAAAAGTTATAGTATTCTCGGCTATGGTTCTAATATATTCTTTTTGATTTTCGCTTCTTGGTTTTAACCTATTCCTATAAGAAGGTTTATTTTCATTAATATTAAAAGGCTCATTGGTAAGATCGATAATTTTATTGTTTTTTGAGTTGGCATTTTTTTTCTTTCTCAAGATAAGCCCTTTATATTAAAGTAAATATATTATCTAATTATTTAGATATACACCATCATATAATATAAGGCTTTAGATTTGGTGGTTGCCATCCTTCTGGTTTTAATACTTTGCCGTCCTCTCTTTTTCTAACCTTACCTGTTACATTATCTATTTTTTCAAAGTTAGTTCGCATTACCTCATTCCACGCAGCTTCGCCACTAGCGCCCATACTATTAATAGCTCCTACTGTCACAACTATAATATCTATTAAGGCATCTAAAATTTCTATTCTATCATTATTAGAGAAAGCCTCTTGCAATTCCTGTACTTCTTCTTTGATAAGAGAGTGATACATATCCAACTGTTTTTTATTCCATTCACACACAGTTTGATCACAAGCTACCATAAACTTGGTTTGGTCATCAAATACATTTCCCATATATTCTCCTTATGATTCGCAACTACTACAACTTAAAATATTTCTTGCTAATTCTTGTGCCGGATTGGCACTTCTTTGGTAATAAAAAGTTTTGATTCCTAATTTCCATCCTTCGATTAGTAAATCACTAACTTGTTTTGGTGGGGTGTCTGGAGGCACCATAAGATTAAGAGATTGAGATTGATCTATGTATTTTTGTCTTTGAGATGCTTGTATTACAATTTCTTTTTGACTAATCTCACCAAAAGTTTTAAATACTTCTTTTTCTTCATTAGGTAAAAACTTTAAGTGTTGTACAGATCCTCCTTTGACTAAAATACTTTTCCATGTATCGTCATCGTTTTTTTCATACTTTTTAAGTGTTTCTTTAAGGTGAGGATTCTTGTATGTAAATTTGCCTTTTGCTAAATTTTTAACAAAGTAGTTGCTGTTGAGTGGTTCTATACTTGGGCTTACCTGACCCAATATAAAACTACTACTAGTAGTAGGAGCAATGGCCAAAGTTGTCACATTACGTCTACCATATCCTTCTAATATTGGGGCTTCTCCAAATTTTTCTGCTAACTCTGTAGTGGCTTTATCGGATCGTTCTCTAATAATCTTCCATATGTTAGCATTCAATAGTTTGGCTTGCATACTCTCAAAGCCTATCATTTTACTTTGTAAATAAGAATGCCAACCTAAAACCCCCATACCTAGAGCTCTTTGATTAAGAGCGAAGTTTCTGGCGCTTTTCATAAATCTAATATTTGTTGTTTTGTCTATAAATTCTTGATTTACACTATCAAGAAAATAGATAAGAATTTCTATAGCATCTGTTTGTTCTATTTCATCCCAATGTAGCAAATTAAGGGAGCTTAGAACGCAAACAAAACTGTTATTTTCATCGGAACTAAGAGTTATTTCTGAACAGTTATGTGTTACAACACCATTACAGACCCATAGATGGTCGGGGCTATCTACCTTACAGCAATAGACGTCTTCTTTTCCAATATATTCTATATTTACTATTTTATAGAATTTTTTAGTATTATTGCGGTATTGTCTATTCTCTACAACAACCCCCTTCCTATCTAAAAATCCAGTATGTTTATTAAAAATTAACGCATCGTTTTTGTTGCCAATAATCAATCTCCAACAATCTTTGGTATTATAAAATTTATAACCACCTTTACCATCTGGTAAATATTGTTTTCCAGCTTTCCTTAAGATACGAATAGAAGACTGCATACCTAAATTTGCTAATATTAATTGCACTTCTTGCAAAAATCTTTTATTTATATTTGCTAATGATATAGCTATGGGTTCGCCTAAAGACTTGGCTTTAAAAACTGTGCCGTCGGCATAATATAATCCTTTGATATATTGCCATTGTGTTTTTTCATTAGATTCCCATATCCAATTTGGAACAGAACCCTTTTGAAAATTTAAGCTTTTCTTCAAAGCTTTACTACATAATCGTTTTTTTTGAATTTTACTTTGGTTTACAACGCAAGTATGAAATTTTGCATTATTATATAATCTATTATTTTTAGAAGAATATTGCGTTTTATATTTTTTACATACATAATCATGATGGGACTGAATCGTTGTTAGTAAATCAAAATCTTTTTCCCAAATATCTATCATAATTTGATCTTTGTTTTGCGTACCATCAGCTTGATACAGACCTAATAGGAAAGCTTCTTTGCTCATGTTTTTGCAGCCAAAAATACCCTTATTGGTTTGTATGGCTACCTTGTCTCCAATTTTTAGGTCTTTACATTCTATATTTTTTGTAAGTACTTTACGTTTATTGGTAAAATTAGTCTGATATGAATAGTCAAAAACACAAACTTTATGATACTTAGTTATCGTATGACTCATACCATTATCCAGAGTAATTCGATAAACATCTGTATTTTTTTCTATTAGCTGCATAGGAGAAGCATTTACTTGTTTATTATTGTCAAATAATATAAGTTTATCTCCAATATCATATAACTCCTTAGCTGTTAATAGACCAAAATTAGAAACAACTCTTTGATCTCCTGTAACACACAAATTACTCGAATTAATTTTAAGTTTTTTGTCTTTATACACTTGTGGGGCATTATTATTTATATTATCACTAAAGAAAATATATGGATATCCACTCTCAAATCTTTTTTGTATGATTTTTGCCCAAATCTTTCTTTTGTTCTTATCTCCATCAATCATACTTTTCATCCACTCGTCACTAATAGTAACTCCAATACTCATATTTTGGATAGGATGCCCCTCATTTCTTATTTGTAAGAATTCTTCAATATCAGAATGTTCTACAGGTAAATAAGCGGCAAAACTCCCTCTGCGAGCAGACCCTTGACTAATAACATCAGCAACCTTATCAAATAGCTCCATAAAATGGACAGGTCCACTACTTTCGCCACCAACACTGATAGAGACTCCTCGCCCTCTTAAGTCTCCAAAATATCCACTAGTTCCTCCACCAAGTTTGCTCATCATACCAACTTCTGCTACTTTATATAGAATGCTATCCATACGATCACTAATATGGGAATTAAAACAACTAACCGGGAGTCCTCTTGAGTTGCCATAATTGGTCCATACAGGAGTGGAGAGAGAATAATATCCCAAACTCATATAGTGCTCAAATTTTTCGGCAAAGTTTTTAATGCCAAGCAATTTTTCTGCATTAACTGCTATATCTTTTATTCTTTCTTCAGGACTCTTACCGTTTTCGAGATATCCTCTTTCTAAGAATAATCTACTATGAGAATTTAGCCAATAATAGGGTTTGGTGGTCATTTAAAATCCTTGATTCGAGCCATTGTTCTTTTAAAATAGGGCTTCTGCGTCAAAAGACAAAGCCTTTTTGGAGTATTCTACGGGACGAGAATGAAAGAAATCCGTCATGTTATTTCCTAGTATCTGCTCATCAAACCAATGTGTTTTGGTCAGCAAATCGATGTCGATCTCGAATACAGAATCATATCCTATTTGATTTAATGATTCATTAAGACGATGTTTAATAAACTCTTTCAAAATTGGAGAGTTGAGATTTTCGTCAGAATATCCGTTGATAATCCAGTCTATAATTTCGCATTCGTATTTGACGGCTTCTTTGGACTCGTATAGTATTTTAGCTTCTAGTTCTTCATCGAAAAGATCCGGATATTCTTGTTTGATGGTATTAATAATTTTTATACCAATCATAGCATGAAGATTTTCTTCTCGACTGGTATATTCAACTTGTTTATTAGTATCCTTTAACAGGTTTAAGAATCTGCCGAAATAGTTGATAGTATAAAACTGAGAAAATAAAGCAATATTTTCAACAAATAAAGTGAATAGTATTAAAGAATAAATAAATTGTTTCTTGTTATCATTATGAAATTTATGAAGATGTTTACGCAAATAGTTGACGCGACCTTTGATGATATCTAATTCAAGAATTTTTTCAAAGTTATCATCTATACCTAAAACCTCTAGTAGTCTTTCGTAAGCATCTCCATGAATAACTTCTACATGAGCCATTGTATATCCCAAGTCATTTAATGACGGATGAGGAAGATTATCTCCTAATTTGGCCCAAAATTTCTTCACACTAATCTCTAGTTGTCCGATGGTGGATAATGCTCTGATAATAATTTGTTTTTGTTGTTCTGTTAAACTTACCCTAAAATCTTGAATATCACTACTAAAATTAAATTCTCTATGAGTCCAAAATCCGTTGTGCATAGCCTCTATAAAGTCTTGAGTCCAAGGATAGTTATCGGGTTTACGACTTATTTGTTCATCAAAAATCATAAATAGACTCCATTATTTCTTTTGTAGTAATATATAAAAACCCAATATAACTAAACCTGTAAACTCTTTACCGACAGGATTAAAATGCTCAAAAAAATATAATTGTATCAAATACATAAGGCCCAAGATATTAAAGATGGTAACTATCATAGTACACCAGCAACCTGTCTCAGCCACTCTAGATTTGGTTCTATATAATAGATTTTTATCTTGCTCATTTCTACAAAAAGATCAAACCTTTTCTTTGCGTCGTCATCAAATAAAACTGTTCCGTGAGAGTCTATCATATAAACCGTATCTATCCCAGCTTGATATAAGCTCATAATACAATCATTGCAGCATTGACCAGTGACATAGGCTGTTCCGTTATCTGGCCTAACCACACAGTTGCTTAGAGCATTACGTTCGCTATGGGCCATCCAAAAATATTTTTCTGGTCTAGTTAATGGTAATTTATTATCATCTAAGCCTTTTGGAAAACCATTATATCCTGTGCCCAAAATTCTATTCTGTTTATCTGTTATAACACAACCATGCTTAGTGTGAACGTCATGACTTCTTAAAGAAATTACTTTTGCTAGTCCTAGAAAATAGCTAGTCCAGTCGGGTCTGTTTTGTTCTGTTGTGCTCATCTCAATATAGTACGTGATGCCACACAAAAGTCAAGCAGCGCCTTGGATGATTGTGTGCTTATTAATTTTTTTATATTTTTGAACAGGATTATTTTCTAAGTGAAGCCAACGTATTACTAGTGAATCGTTGTTTTCCGATAAAATATTTCCATAAACATTAATGTCTTCAGTTAAATAACAATCATTACCATATAATTTGACAAGATGAAATTTTCCTTTTGGAGCCTTATCGTTCAAAATTTTGATGGTATGGTTTCTAACACAAGAAAACTTTAAATTATTTAGTGATATTACATATCCAAATAGTCTTTCTAAGCTGTGGGAATATGTTCCGTCGAAAGTTTCGTCCACCTTTCCCTTTTCATTTTTTAATAGATCTAATAGTTCATTTTTGTATGGTAAAAAATATTGTTGAAACAACTCTGTTCTGCTCAAAAACATATTTCCACCAAAAAAATTTTTGGGTTTTATTTTGTTGTATTCCCAATGTATAAGGTCGCATAAAGTTTGAATTTTTATAGAATGAGTATTTTCATTATTATTTAACAATAAATTTTTATTACCAATTATTCCTATTTTAGAATTTTGTGATATTTTTTTAAGATTATTATAGAATAAGTTTTTAGATCCTAATAAATCATGTAATAGTATTTTTCTCCAATTTATTTGATTATAAGCTCCATAAAGGCTTTTTTTGCTATGAATTTTAATGAAATATTTTGTATTTACAAGAGATAGCTGATTTAGAAAAGGAGCAACATCAGCTCCATAATTATCATGATATGTTACTGTACAATCAAATATCTTTTTGGCTTCAGTTTCTATGTTTTTAGATTTTTGTGTTGACGATAAGCCTAAATAAAGTTTAATATCTCCTTTAAATGGAAATAATAAAGTTTTAAATTCATCCCAAAGATCAGAATGATAAAGATATAATATTACTGCTATCATTATTTATTATGGAATAAAACTGAATCCTTGACCACTGATATAAGATGTGCTTGGAGTAACAGTGCTAGTTGGTGTTGTTGTGGGAGTCACTGTTGGTGTTTCGCTGGGTGTAACCGAACTTGTTGGGGTGTTGGTCGGAGTTGTGGTCGGAGTCTCAGTTGGAGTTTCAGTTGGAGTAACCGAACTTGTTGGAGTGTTGGTTGGTGTTTCTGTTGGTGTTGTTGTTGGAGTCTCAGTTGGAGTCTCGGTTGGAGTAACCGAACTTGTTGGAGTGTTGGTTGGTGTTTCGGTTGGTGTTGTTGTTGGAGTCTCAGTTGGAGTTTCAGTTGGAGTAACCGAACTTGTTGGAGTGTTGGTTGGTGTTTCTGTTGGTGTAGGTGTTACAGTAGGCGTGGTCGATGGTGATAGGCCGGGCGTATTTGTTGGTGTTGTGGTTGGGGTTGTGGTCGGAGTTTCAGTTGGAGTAACAGAGTTTGTTGGAGTGTTGGTTGGTGTTGTGGTTGGAGTCTCAGTTGGAGTCTCGGTTGGAGTAACCGAACTTGTTGGAGTGTTGGTTGGTGTTTCGGTCGGTGTTGTTGTTGGAGTCTCAGTTGGAGTAACTGAACTTGTTGGAGTAACTGTTGGTGTTTCGGTCGGTGTTGTTGTTGGAGTTTCGCTGGGTGTAACCGAGTTTGTTGGAGTGTTGGTTGGAGTCTCGGCTGGAGTCTCAGTTGGAGTAACCGAGTTCGTTGGGGTGTTGGTTGGAGTTTCTGTTGGAGTAACCGAATTTGTTGGAGTGTTGGTTGGAGTTATTGTTGGAGTTGCTGTTATCGTTTTAGAAGGTGTTACTGTTGGTGTTAAGCTATTTGTTGGACTTATACTTGGTGTTATACTATTTGTTGGGGTGGTTGTGTTTGTGGGAGTAATTGATGATGTTGGTGTTGGAGATGGTATTACTGGACAACACTTGATATGAATTGCTCCTGCAAAACTCATAGCTTATACCCTTAAATATTATTTGAAGTTGATGGAGTAGGAGTAGGAGTAGGAGTCAAACTAGAAGTTGGAGTAACACTCACATCTGGTCCCTCGGTAAAAATCACAATTTTATCGTTTAATTTACCATCTAATACGAAACCCTTATGTAATATTTTAATGTTTTCATTATTATAAACAATAGGATTATATAACAATTGTCCTAACATAACATTTCCACAAAGACTTTTGCTAGGAGACGGAGTAACCGTTCTTGTAGGAGTTAGTGTTGGAGTAACACTAGGAGAAACACTAATACTAGGAGTAACTGTTGGAGTTCTAGTGGGAGTTCTTGTTGGTGTTCTTGTTGGTGTTCTTGTTGGAGTAACTGTGCGCGTAATCGAAGGAGTTATTGTTGGCGTAACCGAAGGAGTAACTGTTGGTGTTACTGTGCTGGTTGGAGTTGTTGTTAATGTTGGAGTAATAGTGTTAGTTGGTGTTGTTGTATTAGTTGGTGTTAATGTTGGTGTCGGGGTATTAGTTCGTGTAACACTAGGAGTTGGAGTTGGACTCAAACAACTACCAAGATTATCTGGAGTATCATTAGCTATACCTTCAGAATTAGAACTAACAAAGTTAGGAGTAGAGTCACTATTAGTAGCATAAAGATAGTATCCGCCAGTTCCATTTTTTGTTGGATCATAATAAGCAGCTTTTATCCATTCGTTTCTATTAGGAATCCAATAATTATTTTTATTAGAAGCATTAGGAATTACTGTTGGATTAGTAAAATTTAAAGAGTATATTCCAGTCTCTGTTGAATTAGAAGTTAATGTTCCCGGACTAGGTTTATTATTACTTAACCAATTAATATATCTAGCAGCACCATACCAATTTACAAAATTAACCGGTTTATTACCCATATTATCTTTGGAGACATAAGAGTGGTTAGGACTTTCTTCTATTTGTAGAATACCTCCTCTAACATCGTTCATATTACTATTGTATGGCCATATAGCATCAGCTATTCCAGTTTTATCTCTAGCCACACTATTTAAAAAAAGAGCATATTCAGTATTAGTAACTAAATATTTATTTATATGATAATTATAGGATACAGAGCCCAAATTATTTCTGGAAGAATCAGCAATATTGCCTGAACCTGAATTTATATCTGTTACAATAACAAAATTATTTGGAATAGGATCCAAGCTACTATTACAACATACCCTAAATCCTAAAAACGCACTTTTAGTAATTGGATTTAAAGTAAAGGTTAGAGTATTTAAGTTATCTAATGGGGAATTAAAAGCTCCGCCATAACAAACAATATTATTTCCTTGTTGGTAATCTATTATTTCCCATACATTACCATTTTGATCAAATGTCCCATAGTAGCTTGGACCACCATTGCTTCCTACGCTAGTAACATTACCATTCTGACCATTCCAATCAGCACCATTATCATAATTAACACTATTACAATAACCTAATAGCGAATAGTCTGGAGGAGTACTCATTCATATCCTAACAATTATTTGTTAACTATTTTAGTATATAACACTAAACTTAAAACTCCTCCAGCAACTCCCATAAATATGCCGGATGGACTTAAGCTTTCATATGTTCCCAATATATATAATATGGCCCCACCCATATAAGATCCAACAACGCCTAATGCTACTGTTTGAAAAAATCCTAGTCTAAGATTTACCGGCACTATAGCTTTGGCCAAAGAACCTACTAATAAACCATAAACTATCCATATTAAAAGATTAAACATTAGTTGCCTCCAGAAGGGTTAAACTTTCTTCATCATTAAGATTTTTTCCAACTTCCATGATGGCTTTTTTAAGACTAACTCCGTATTCATTATATTGTTTTTTACTAAGATGTTGTTTTAGTATTTTATTTAATCTATAGTTATTTAACCAATTATCTTTTATGCAAAGATGCACTATTGTGTGTCTTAGATCTAGTGCTTCGCTAATTTTTTCGTTCTTTTTTCTATTAGCTCTACATTCTTGAATAACTCTTATTAAACTAAGAATGACACCTATAACTATAATAATAGTGATGGGATCTATACTATGGTTTTCATTTTTTATATTAGCTTTACTAATAACTTTTTGAGCTATGTTTTCTAATTTTGAATCTATATTCATAGTTTATTAACTCTTAAATGACATACACAATTTTGACAAACGCATTCTATACAGTTACAAGAAACATTTTGAGCTGAGGTTTTTTTATCAGTTTCACAATATCCACAATCTACCATTTTAATACCATCGCCACTCAAATATTTGCCAGTTCCCTTGCACACCGGACAATTTTTTCTTGGATATTTTTTAATTGGTTCATTACCAATATTTTTAACTATAGAGCCTGCTAAAATTACGGGAGCTGTAGAACTACCATTATATTTTAAAGTAGTAAAAAATAAACCCATAAATAATAGTGGTAATATTAATTTATTCATTTGGTATCCTTATTTCTGGGAAATAACGGTTT